AGGGGGAAGACGCGAGGACAAAACTGGCGCTTTCGCTGGCCGGCTGTTCGCCGGCCAGCTTCTCCCTGTTTTTCCGACTCCTTTGCACGCCCTAGAAGCCGTTCTGTAGGCTTGTAGGCATGAAGGGTCGCCCCCCAACGCCGAAACACATCCTCGCCATGCGTGGTTCCAAGCACGCCAAGAACCGCGAGGAGCTTGGTGCCGCGCCGCCGGCCCCGATCCAGCCTGCCGAGTGGCTGAAACCTCGGGCGAAGGAGATTTTCTCCCGTGTCGTGGCGTGGCTGGACGGCATGGGCACCCTGGCCGAATCCGACGAACACGTCATCACGAGGTACGCGACGACCTACGTTATGTGGGAGTACGCGACCCAGCAGCTCCAGGCGGTCGACTCAGCCTACGTTGAGGTTCTGGCCCCCGACGGCTCGATCCGATTCTCTCGTCCAGTGGCAATGGCAATGCAGGCAAAAGAGTGCGGCGAGGCGCTTCGGCACCTCGAGACCGTGCTCGGCCTGACCCCCGGCGATCGAACCCGCCTCGGCTACGGAGCCGTGAAGGTGGTCGTCGATCCGATGGATGCTCTGCTCGCCAAGCGTGGTTGATATCCGCGATTTCATCGGCCTGCTGAAGCACAGTCGCGGCGACTTTGCGGGGAAGCCTTTCGTCCTCGAGCGATGGCAGGACGAGTACCTCGACAAGCTCTTCAACACGAAGAAGGCCGACGGCCTGCGGCAGTATCGAACGAGTTTACTTGCGTTGCCCCGCAAGAATGGAAAAGCGCTGGCCCTGGATACGCCTGTGCTGACGACCACAGGCTGGTCGACAATGGGCGATCTGAATGTCGGCGATCACGTCTTCCACCCCAATGGCTACCCGGTAAGAGTAATTGCGGCGACAGAGGTAATGCACGGGCGGCCTTGCTATGGGGTCAAGTTCCGCAAAGGCGAAACTATCGTCGCTGACGCGGAGCATTTGTGGAAAACGGTGGCCTACAACGGCGGCCCCGGCGGCGGACGTGGCTTCAGGCACGCCGACCGCGGCGGCGAGGCTATCCGCACGACGCGGACGATTGCCAAAAGCTGCACGCTGAGTGGCAGGAAACAGGCTAACCATTCAATCCCAGTTGGCGGTGCCATCCAGCTCCCAGCGAAGAGCCTTCCGATAGACCCCTATGTCTTTGGTCTCTGGCTCGGCGACGGCTCAAAAACGCAGCCGATGATTGCCGTCGGTGCCGGCGACGAGCAGACGATCAGTAACATCGAGGACTGCGGCTACGACACGCGAGTCACGAGGCGAGTCACGCAAGGCAGGCCAAACAATGTGGTCAGCCTCGCGGGCCAGCTTACTCCAGACGGCCGTCGAGTCGTCGATCACCTGCGGTCCTTGGGTGTATTTGGCAACAAGCATGTACCTCGCGAATACATCGAATCGTCTGTCGAGCAGCGGCTCAGTCTTTTGCAGGGTCTCATGGATTCGGACGGATACGCGAGCGAGAGCGGATTGTGCGTATTCGTGAACAACAATAAGGCTATTGTTGACGGACTCGCCGAGGTCGTGCGTTCACTTGGGATGAAGGCTTATGTGACGGCGAAAAAGAGCACCAGCGCCGGCAAGGACTACGGAATCATCTATCAGGTAGTGTTTACTGCGTGGCACCCCACGCGAATTTTTCGCCTTTCGCGAAAACAGGAAAGAATCAAGCCGCGCCCAGAGAAAAGAAGCAAAACTGGCTTTCACTACATCGCGGAGTGCCAGCCGACCGACTCCGTCCCCGTCCGCTGCATTCAAGTCGATTCGCCTGACGGGATGTTCCTCGTCGGCCGCTCGCTCATCCCGACGCACAACTCTGCGCTCTGCGCCGCCATCGGCATCTACATGATGTGCTGCGACGACGAGGGGGCAGAGGTGATCGTCGCGGCCGGCGACCGCGCGCAGGCTTCGCTCCTGCACACGGCTGCAAAGCAGTTCGTCGAGGGTTGTCCGTCACTGATGAAGAGATGCCGCATCTACAGAAATAGCATCGTCTTCCCTGAGAAGAACTCCACGATGCTGTGCATCAGCAGCGAAAGTGCCACGAAACACGGTTACAACCCAAGCTGCTGCCTCATTGACGAAATGCACGTCTTCCCCGACCGCGAGCTGATCGACGTTCTGGAGACCGGCATGGGTGCCAGAAGCCAGCCGCTGACCATCTACATCACGACGGCCGGCACCGACATGGACGGCCCGTGCTACAAGGACTGGCAGCGGGCACTCAAGATTCGCGACGGCGTCCTGAAGGACGACTCGTTCCTGCCCTGCATATACGCCGCCGATCCCGAGGACGACCCGTTCATCGAGGAGACTTGGAAGAAGGCCAACCCGAACTACGGAATCACGCTAAAACCCGACTATTTCAGGCAATTTTCGGAAAAAGCCAAGTCCTCACCCACCGACGAAGTCGTCTTCCGCACGCTGCACTTGAACCAGTGGCAGAAGTCGGAAACCAAGTGGATCAGGCACGGTGCCTGGGACGCCAACAACGTGCCGCTGCGGCCGACGGCGGGGCGGCCGTGCTGGTGCGGCGTCGACCTCGCCAGCACGTTCGACACGACGGCGTTCGTGGCGATCTGGCCTGACGCCGATGGAACGTATGACGTTCACGCCCACTTCTTCATCCCCGAGGAGAACGCGCACAGGCGGGCGAAGGAGGATCGGGTGCCGTATCACGCCTGGGCGGATGCGGGTTTTGTTACACTAACAGATGGCGACATAACGGATTACGACGCCGTCCGCGACTACATTCTCTCGTTCGCCGAGAAGAATGCGGTTCGGGGTATTGCAATCGACCGCTGGAATGCGGTGCATCTGACGACGCAGCTCGTATCGGAGGGAATCGACGTTAAGCCGTTTGGACAAGGTTTTGCGAGCATGTCAGCGCCGAGCAAGCTGCTCGAAACCTTGACCATCTCCAGACGCTTGCGGCACGCCGGCAACCCTGTTCTGGCGTGGCAGATGTCGAATGTTCAGGTCAAGATCGACGATGCCGGGAACATAAAGCCTACTAAGAAACACTCACATTCGACGGCCCGCATCGACGGCGCGGTCTCTCTGATCATGGCCCTCGGTATCTCCTCCAGCGAGAACCACGGCAACACCGACGAACCAACCCTCATGGTGCTCTAGCGTGGACAAGATCGACGAGGAAGTCTCCGATCTGATTGAGCTTCGCGGCAATCTCTCCCGTATTTTCGAGGAGATTTCCAACACCAGACGCACGGCATCAGGCGTCACCGTCTCGCCAGAGACCGCTCTTGAATGCACTGCCGTATTGGCGTGCGTTCGCGTCTTATCGGAATCGATTGCCAGCCTCCCGTTCAACGTCTACCGCAGGCTCCCCGGCGGCGGCAAGGAAATCGCCGAAGAACAGCACCTCCACGAGGTCATCTGCTACCAGCCCAACTCGTGGATGACGGGCTTCGAGTTCCGCGAGCTGATGCAAAGCTGGCTCCTCCTCTGGGGCAACGCCTACGCCCACATCAAGGGCGGCCGTCAGGGCGGCGTGACTGAGCTGATCCCTCTGCATCCGTCGCGGATGGAGGTCAAGCGGCTCACCAACGGCAAGCTACGGTACTACTACACCGAGCCGACGACGCCGATCCAGCCACAGATCAACGTGACGGAGTATCGGCAGGACGAGATTTTTCATCTTCGCTGGCTCAGTTCGGACGGCGTGACCGGATTCGTTCCGACGACGCTCTCCAGGGACGCCATCGGACTGGCCCGAGCGACCGAATTGCACTCTGGTGCATTCTTCGGGAACGGTGCGACACCGGGCACCTATATCGAAACCGATCAGCCCCACAAGCCCGAGGTGCTGTCAAGATTCAAGGAACAGTGGAACGACGCTCATTCCGGCCCCGACAAGGCTTACAAGACCGTTGTCATGCCGTTCGGCTTCCATCGGAAGCAGGTCGAGGTTCGGAATGACACGGCCCAGCTCATTGAGACCAGGAAGTATCAAGTCGAAGAGGTGGCTCGGGCATACCGCGTGCCGCCGCACCTGCTCGGCGATCTGTCGAACGTGCGTTTCTCGACGGTGGAGCAATCGGCCATCGACTTCGTCACGTTCTCGTTGATCCCGTGGTGCCGCCGATGGGAATCGGCCTGCCGCCGCGATCTAGTGGTCGATGACAAGCAGTATTTCTGTCAGTTCGACGTGAATGCCCTGATGGCCGGTGACTATGCGGCGAGGTCGCAGTTCATTCGGGAGATGGCGAACCTCGGGGCACTTGATGTCGACGAAATCCGCGCTCAAATCGGCTACAACCCGCTACCGGACGGCCTGGGCAAGAAGCGGTTCGTGCAGGTCAACATGCAGTTGCTGGAGGCGTTCACTCCCGACAACCCGACCGGCCAGAAGCAGCAGCCGGAAGCGACCCCCTCGCCCCCGGTCAGCGTTGACGGGACGCCGGAACCGTCGGCCACCGACGCTCCCGCAGCCGCCGAGGACGCTCGCCAGCTTGCCGGTGCCGAAGTTATCTTCAAAACGACTCTTCGTCGACTCGCCGCCGTCGAAGCCGACGGAATCCTCGAGCGACGTGCCAAGCCCGAGAAGATCGCGACGTGGTTCGATCAGACGAGCCAGCGGATGCGGGAAGAACTTCGCGAGGCCGCAGAGGCCACTGGCCGAGACATCGACAAGTTCGTAGGAGATTGGGTGAACCGCTCGCGAGACCTCTTGCTTGAGTGTCATCGCAGCGGTCAGAAGTACGAAACCGTCACTGAAGGCTGGTGCGACAAGCACCTGACAACCGATGCCGCAAGCACCTGAAGGCGTGATCGACGCCCTGCAAGCCTCCGTTCGGCTGCACATGACCGCGATTGAGACGTATCAGTCGCAGGCCGAGCACTTCGATCGATGGGGCTACGGGAAGCTGGCCGACACGAGCCGCTTCGAGGCCGAAGAGGAACGCCGCCACCTGCATGAGGTGCAGGCTCGGCTTGAATACTACGACGTTCAGCCGGCCTACGACCACGACCAGCCCGACTGGCCGCGGCACGACTTCGAGGGCATCCTCGCAGCCAACCTGTCGCTTGAAACCGCCGCCGCGGAGGCCGAGCGAGCCAACGTGACGGCCTGCCGTGCCGTCGGCGACGAGATTTCCGCCGTCATCTTCACCCGGTTGCTCGAAGGCAGCGAAGAAGCGGTGGCCGCGATCGAAGCAAAACAGCGTGTGATCGAGCAGATCGGTGTGGACAACTACCTCGCGAATCAGGTGACGGCATGAGCAATGAAATTGAACGGCGCACGACGGTCTCGGACGCGACGATTGAGTACCGAGACATGGGAAACGGCGAGAAGAAGCCTGTGATTTCGGGCTACGCCGCCGTCTTCAACGCTGAGAGCCGCAACCTGGGCGGCTTCGTCGAGACGATTCACCCGAATGCGTTCGACGAAGTGCTGGCCGAGAACCCCGATGTCATCGGCGTGTTCAATCACGACCGCAATCTGCTCCTCGGCCGCACCGGAAACGGGTCGATGAAGCTCACGAAAGACCCCTATGGTCTTCGTTACGAGATCACGCCGAACGAAAACACGTCCATCGGCCGCGACGTGATCGAATGGGTGAAGGATAGGACAGTCGTGGGGTCAAGTTTCGCCTTCGCAATCCGTCGGGATAATGGCGATTCGTGGTCTACGGACAATACTCGTGGCATTCGGAAGCGAGAAGTGAGAGCAATTGGGCTGCTTGAAGATGTCGGGCCAGTGGTTCGGCCTGCATATGACTCGTCCAGCGTGGTGGTGAGCCGTCGAGCCATCGAAATGGCCCTCGGCGAGAGCCATCGGCCCATCCAAACGATGGCGAACGCGGCGAAACGCGGTCTGAAGCTCGCCCAGAAGGCAGAAAACATCGATTCTCGCCTCCTGTGCATCGCCGAACGTGTCGCAAACCGCGAAATCGTCTCCGTCGAGGAGGTTTCGTACCTCTCGGGAGTCTACGGACGCTGTTTGGCGGCGAAAGTGACGGGCTGGTCGGGCACGCCGGCCTGGATCGAGTGGCAACTGGCCGGCGGAGATGCAGGGCAGAAGTGGGTGGATCGGCGTGCTGCTTCCGCGCAGCCGGAAGCAGCCCCGTCGGTGGACTCTGCCACTGAAATCCCTGTTTCCGACGCTCCTGCCGAGGAACGAGCCGCCTCCGACGTGAATCTGAAGCCCACCGCGGGCATGGCAGCCGCCGCGAAGCGAGGATTGGCCCTCCACGAGGAAGGCCGATCGGGCGACGGGCTCAAGCCCGAGACGGTGGCGCGTGCCGGCAAGATCGCCGACCGCGACGAACTCACTCCCGAGCACGTTCGCGAGATGCGGGCGTGGTTTCGGCGTCACAAGGTCGACAAGAAGGCCGGCTGGAGCGCGAAAGGCGCTGAGACCCCCGGCTATACCGCCTGGATGCTCTGGGGCGGCGACCCGGCGTGGCGGTGGAGTGAGGCCAAGGTCTCACAGATGGAGCGTGCCGCTGGAAAGCGAGACATCGTCGAAGGCGAGGAGATCGAGGAAGAGTACGAATCCATGCTCTCGCCCGCGAACCTCGCCCTGGCTGAGTCCTATGAGGGCATCGCCGAGGAATTCGGCGCGTTCTCGCAGAACGATGCCCACTACATGACCGAGAACCCGTTTGCCAAGGACGGCATGAAGTGCAGCAACTGCGTCTTCTTCGAGAGCGAGGAAGGCAGGTGCTACATCGTGCAAGGCGAGATCGCCGCTGATGCGATCTGCAAACTGTGGATCATCCCCGAGGAGCGTATGAGCGAAGAAAAGAAGCCGGAACCCGTCGACGAGAAGGTCGCCGAGGACATGCGGGCGGCCAAGGAACAGTTGGACATCGACGTGAAGCTGGCGGCTCTGAAGGCCACAATCCTTCGGACTCAGTTGCACGGTCTTCCGAAGGCTTGATAGTCTACAGGTAGACACATTGCTTCACGACGGATGTCGTGAGGAGCAGTGCGAGCGTCTTGAGGATTCAAGCACGCGGCGCGCTAGCGGGATCACCCGCCGGCCGCCGCATCGTGCGTTAGGCCGGCTCAATCACAGGAGCAGGCCAAACATGGCATCGAATCTCAAGCGTCTTCAGGAACGTGCCGCGGCTGTCGCCGCTCGGATGACCGAACTGTCCGGTATCGAGGATCGCTCGGCCGAGCAGACCAAGGAACTCATCTCGCTCGGCACTCAGGCCGACGACCTGAAGACTTCCCTCGACTTCGAGGAGCGGATCGCCGCCAAGGAAGCCGAGCTGCGTGCGGTGGTCGAGAAGGCCGCCCCCGCCCCGGCCCCGGTTGCCGAAGTGGCCGCCAAGGCCGAGGACAAGAAGGTCGAGATTCGTTCGATCCAGCCCCACCACACCAGCCTGCGGGCGTTCAACGACGGCCCCGAGGCCGTCGAGAGCGCGTATCGATGCGGCCGGTGGCTCCGGGCCCATATCTTCAAGAACGCCGAAGACCTTCGCTGGTGCAAGGATCACGGCGTCGAGAGCCGTGCCCTGGGCGAGAGCAGCAACTCGTCGGGTGGCGCTCTAGTGCCCGAAGAGTTTGCGGCCCGCGTGATTCGTCTCGTCGAAAACTACGGCACCTTCGCCGCGAGCAACGTCGAGAAGGTCACGATGACCCGCGACACCCTCGTGATCCCCAAGCGGGTTACGGGCACCGCAGCGTACTTCGTGGGCGAAGGGACGGCGGTAAACGAGAGCGAGCCCACTTATTCCAATGTGCAGCTTATCGCCAAAAAGCTGGCGGTTGGCACTCGGATGTCGAGCGAAATCGTAGAGGACGCTCTGGTTTCGATTGCTGATGCTGTGGCAGTGGAGTTCAGCACCTCGCTGTCGCTCAAGCAGGATATGTGCGGTTGGTTGGGTGACGGCACCTCCAGCTTCGGCGGAATCCACGGCGTGGTGCCGAAGATCAACGACGGCACTCACACCGCTGGCGTGCTGACTGCCGGCACGGGTGCGACGGGCTTCGAGACCCTGACCGTGACCGACTTCATCAAGCTGATCGGCCGGATGCCGCTGTACGCCCGCCAGGGTGCAGCCTTCTACATCTCGCCGGCCGGTTTCGCTGCCTCGATGGCCCGCCTCCGCTACGCGGCTGGTGGCAACACCGTCGAGCAGGTCGGTGGCGGCGTGAACGAGCAGTTCCTCGGCTACCCGGTGAACCTCGTCCACGTCATGGACGGCACGCTCGGTGCCGACGCTGGCAAGGTGAAGGTGCTGTTCGCGAACCTCGGCCTGTCGAGCATCTACGCTCGTCGCCGTGACTTCTCGGTCAAGATGTACGACCAAGTGTACGCCACGACCGACCAGTTGCTCCTCCAGGGAACGCTTCGCTTCGACATTAACCACCACTCGCTGGGCGACAACACGACCGCCGGCCCGGTGGTGGCCCTCAAGACCGCGGCGTCCTGAGCCTAACAACCAAAACCTCAAGGAAAGGAACCCCTAGACCATGATCCACGCCCAGAATGAAAAGGTTGTGGCCTCCGTCCCGGCTTCGGTCGGCTCGAGTGCCGTGACCCTGACGATCGACACGCTCGGCTATGACCACGCGAGCGTGGCCGTGATGCGGGCCAGCAACGCCTCGACGGTTTTTGCCAGCGTCCTGAAGATCGAAGAGTCGGACGACAACTCGTCCTACTCGAACGTGACCGGCCTCGTGGGCGGCACCGACTTCACGATCCCCGTCGTGTCCGACACGTCGGCCGTCGCGGTGGTGAAGCTGGATGTCGACACGAAGGCGAAGAAGCGTTACCTCAAGGTCACGGCGACCCCCGCGGTCAGCGTGAACACGGTGGTGACGGCTCGGCTGTCTCGTGGCGATGCCCCGACGACTGCTACTGAAGCTGGCTGCATCGGCTGGGTTAAGGGCTGATTCCCGAACTGCGGGACGGCCATGATGGCCGACAAAGGCGCATGGATGCGCGCCCGCTCCACATACGGAGCGATCCATGCTGATCCGAGTCGGTAACGTCGAAGCGGAAATCAAAGTCGCGGCGGTGATGAGCACCCCGCGACTTGGATTTACCGACAATTTCTTCTGCGTCTCGTCGGCACTGGCCCCGCATGGCATCAGTCCCATCAAGGTGACGGGTGCTTTCTGGGGCCAGTGCCTTCAGCGAGCGATGGAGCAGGTCGTCGATACCCACGACGTGATCCTGACCATCGACTACGACACAGTCTTCAATGCAAAGACTGTCGAGGCGCTGCTGGCTCTGCTTCTGCACTCTGGCTACGACGCCATCGCGCCGCTCCAGACCAAGCGGGAAGCGAATGCGGTCATGTTCGCCCTGCCGGGGAACACCCCCGACGAGAAGACGACTGTAGACGGCGACTTCTTCCAGAAGGTGGTGCAGCCGGTCGAGACGGCTCACTTCGGACTGACGTTCCTGCGGACGGCTGGCCTCAAGAAGATGAAGAAGCCCTGGTTCCTCGCCAGGGCGAATGATGATGGCGAGTGGACGGGCGGGCACACTGACGAAGACATCGGCTTCTGGAAGGGCTGGGCCGCCTGCGGCAACAAGCTCGGGCTGGCAACGCACGTCAGCGTCGGGCACGCCGAACTGATGGTCACATGGCCCTCTCGGACGGCCGAGGGCGGCAAGGTGCAGCAGCACACGACTGAGTATTGGAACGGCGGCCAGAAGGCACCAGAGAACGCCTGGGGGCAGGTTCATTGAAGATTCGCGTCCTCCAAAACTTTGACTGCTACGAAAAAGGCCAAGTCTTCGAGGACTGGGCTGGTGGGATGTGCGACATCCTCATCCGCCGTGGGCTGATCGAAGAGGTGGAGACGGCCGAGGCCGTTCCAGTGGCCGTCGAGCGAGCCGAAGTAACGACGAAGCAAGTACCAAAAAAGAGGCGATAGATGGACACGATTGTCTTCGGTACGCCGCAGAAGCCGACAGCGTCGATCACGCCGTTTCGCAGCCTAGTTCGCATCACACCGCCGGCCGTGGAGCCGGTCAGTCTGGCGTTCGCCAAGCAGCACTGCCGCGTCGATACGGATGCGGACGATCTCTACATCCAGTCGTTGATCTCGGTGGCGAGGCAGTACGTTGAGGATGTGCTGGACATCACGATCTGCTCGACGGTCTGGGAGGTCAAGTATGACCTGTTCCCCGTCTGGGCGATCGTCCTGCCCCGCCTGCCCATGCTGGATCGTGCCGTGACGGTGACTTACCGCAGCGGCGACGGCACCTATAGCCAGCTCTCGAGCGCCACCGACTTTCAGGTCGACGCCAGCGTGATCCCAGGCCGCATCTACCCGCAGTGGGCTCGCTCCTGGCCGGCGACCCGCGGCGACGAGAATTCGGTGACGGTGCGGTACTCGGCGGGCTACGGCGACGACGGGCAGGCAGCGCCCCCCATCGTGAAGCACCTGATTCTTCTTTTGACGGCCCATTGGTACGACACGAGACAGCCGGCCGTCGCCGGGGCTCCGCAGTCGGTGCCGCACACGTTCGACACGCTTCTGGCTGCGGCCAGCATGGGGGTCTACCGATGACTGTACGGGCCCGAATCGACGTTGACGCCGTCTACCACGACGTGAGCGACTCGTCGCTGACAATCGGCAACTTGGCGGAGCACCTTTCGCCGGCCCTGACAACGGCCCAGACGATCAGCGGGAGCGTCGGCACGGCGGCGGTGCAGATCGTCGGTGCCACGCCCCTGTCGACGCTGGTGGTCAAGAACACGGGCTCGAGCGCCCTGCGGCTGGCTGGCAGCATCAACGTCTCAGCGGGCCGGCTGGCCGTCCTGCCCGTGACGGCGACGATCACGGTCTCGGCTCCCTCGGGATCAGGCACCTACACCGCACTCTGGATGGGGTGATCCATGATCAACTCCGGCACCATGCGGGAGAGGGTGACGATCCAGAAGCCGGTCGAGAGCCAAAGCTCGTTCGGCGAGACGACGTTGACCTGGGAGGACGAGGCCACGGTTTACGCCAGCATCATGGGCGTCAGGGCCAGTGACTACTTCGCTGCCCAGCAGGCAGGCGCGCTGGTCACGCATCGCATTCGCATCCGATTCTTCCCTGGCATCACGCACCAGCACCGCCTCCTCTGGCGTGGCCGCGTGATGGAGATTTCCAGCGTGCTTGAACGCGACTCCCGCTCGATCCATGAGATACTGGCGAGGGAGGAAGCGACATGATTACGCAAGGCCAGGGATCGCCGCGAGATTTCGGCGGCAGCACCGGCAAGTCGCTCGCCGAGGGCTTCGTCACGGTCAAAACGGCTGGCGTCCGCGAGTTGGCGGAGCAGTTGCAGGCCATCGCCATCAAGATGGGCGAGCCGAAGGCGCTCGAGGACGCGACCAAGAAGGCCGCCGAACACATTCGGCGCGGATACCGGGCCAAAGTCGGCAACGCCACGGGCAACCTCAAAAAGTCGGTAAGGATCAAGACGAAAACCTACGACGCAGCCGCCGTCGCGATTGTCGGCCCGTGGCAGTCAGGCACCGCCGGCAGTCGCGAGGGGGCAGAATCGGGGAATCATGCGTGGCTCGTCGAATTCGGCACCGACCGCCGCAAGCCGGGAACGAAAGGCCGTCGGACGTACCTCAACGTCCACCAGATGATCAACGGGAAGATGCGGCGTCATTCGTCGGCGAACAACCAGCAGTTTGCCAATATGTCGAAGGGCTACTACTTCCTGATGGGCAGCATCAACGAGGCCACTCGGCAGGCCGGCATGGGCAAGGGCTACCCGCACGACTTCGGCTACTCCGGCGGCAAGATGCACCCCGTCACGCTACACCCTGGCGAAGACTATGCCCCCATGCCGGCAAAGCACGCGATGCAGCAGACCATCGACGAGCAGCAGGGGGCAGTATTCAACACGCTCAAGGCCGCCATCGAAAACACGCTGGCGAGGCTGACGCAATGATCATTTCGCCAGAAAAACACGTTTTCCAGAGGCTCGTCACCACCCCGGCGGTGGCGAGGCTGGTCGGATTTCAGGTCTACCCGATCGCGGTGCCGAAGAACGCCGTTCTGCCGTTCTGCGTCTACAAGCGGAACAACATCACCCGCGAAGCCCATCTTGCGGGGCCGATGTTCCAGCCGATTGTTCACCTCCAGATCGCCTCCTGGGCACTCTATTACGACGCAGCCCGCGAGCTGGCCGACGAGGTACGACTTGCCTTGGATGGCCGCACCGGCACCCTCTCAGGCGTTACAATTAGTGATATACGGCTCGTGTCGGAGACGGACGACTATCTAGACCCAGCCGCCGTGGGAGCCCAGCTCCCGCCAGCCTACGAGGTTCGACAACTATTTCAGATTCGGTGGTCGGAAGCCACTGACTAAGACTTTAGCGCAAGGAGGCGCACTATGGCCGGTGTTGCAGCGATGGGCGTGACCATGAACTACTCTGGTCAGACCCTGACGATCACGAGCTTCAATGTCAACGACCAGATCGACAACGCCGACGGTTCGCACCTCGGCCAAGCCGTGGGCAGCCGCCGCGAGTACGTCCCGACGTTCGTGCAGCGGGAAATCTCCTGCGACTACATCGCGTCGACCGTCATTACGGTTCAGTCGGCTGCTCTCAGCATCACCGGCCCCGGCGGTCTCAGCTTCTCCGGCAACGCCACCCTCACGGCCTCGACCGTTGGCGGCACCGTCGGCGATCTCCTCAAGGGCAATGCGACTTGGCGGGTGGCCTAACCGCCTGGAGGTGACCCGACATGGCCGGGGCCACCGCACATGGCGCGACGTTTACCTTCCTGACGTTCGTCGGCAAGCTGACGGGCATCTCGGTGGAGATGCCTTCGGCGGAGGTCACGAACATGACCGCCGCGACGGACAGTCTTGGATACACGTTCATGGTGCCGACCGGCGAATGGGCCGGCGGCACCATAACCGTGGACTTCTTGACCACCAACGCCGACCCCCAGTTGTTCGTCAGGAAGGTCGGCGATCTCAAGTTCTCCTCGGCTGGATACACCATTATCCGCCGCGTGGTCTGCGAGTCCGCGTCAGTGAGCGCCCAGGCGGGCGAACTGGTTCGCGGGTCGTTCAAGTTTCTGATGACTGATTATCAAGGCACATAGCCGGCAGGATGCCGCACAGCAAGCACTTTCTGGAGCAGATTGATATGGCACTTGATCGTAAAAGCATCCTGGCAGTCGACGACGTTCGCAAGGAGAAGTTTGCCGTTCCCGAGTGGAAGGGCGACGTGTTTCTTCGTGTCCTCACTGGCACCGACCGCGATCGTTTCGAGGAGTCCTACGCCGACCAGAAGATGAAGGCGTTCCGTATCCGCTTCCTCCTGCTTGCCTTGTGCGATGACGACGGCAAGCGGTTGTTCAGCGACGATGAGGCCGACATCCTCGGCAAGAAGTCTTCGGTGGTAATCAACCGCCTGTTCGAGGCCGGCTGGAAGCTCAACGCCTTCACGCAGGAGGCAGTGGATGACCTGGGGGAAGATTCGCCCTCCGGCCAGAAAGGCGCTTCTACTTCCGCCTAGCGGCAACGCTGGGCATGAGCGTGAAGCGGCTTCTGGCAGAGGTCGACAGTAAGGAGATCGCCGAGTGGTATGCGTTTGATCAGAGATGGCCGCTGCCTGACCCCTGGGGTCAGACGGCCAGACTGTGCAGGGTGATCATGGCCTCGTCGGGAAACTACAAGAAGCACGACCTCCCCGACGAGTCAGCGTTCATCCCGAGCGTGGTCAAGCCAGAGCAGTCGAAGTCGCAGATCATGTCTGAGTTGATGAAGCTGAGCACGCCAATTCAAGGATGAATCGATGGCAAACGGCTACCTCGGCAAAATCAGTGCAGTTGTTTCGGCGAATACGGCCGACTTCTCGAGCAAGCTCAATGCTGCCGCGAAGGACGTTCAGAAGTTCGCCAGCAGCATGCAGGGATCGCTGACGAGCGCCCAGTCAAGCTCATCTTCTGCGCTTCGGGGGATATACACCGATGCGCAGAAGCTCGAGCGGGCTCTGACGGCGATCTCGACGAGGAAGTTGTCGTTTCGAGGCTTTGCCGACAAGGACATCGACACCGCCGTAGGGCGGATGCAGGCTCTGTACTCTGCGACGGAGCAGATAAACAAGCCGCTCGCGTCTGCCGCGAAAGCCTTCAGCAAACTCCCGGCGGAGATTCAGGGGGCTTTCCTGCCGGCGTTGATTTCGTCGCAGAAGGCCGCTGAGTCGCTTGCCGATGAGATTAATCGAACCGGAAAAGTCAGCGAGCAGCGATTTGACGCCGTTGCCGCGAAGATCGAACGAACGACTGCGGCAATGTCCAGGCTCAAAGAGGCGTCATCGCTCGTTTCTGGGCTGGCGACCGGCAGAGAATTGGCATTCCAGCGACCCGAAATGGTCGCTGAGACGCGGCGGTCAGCATCGCTTCAATCGGACATAGGCAGACTGCCGGCGGCAGACATCGGCGGATACGCCGACCTTGTCACGCAGCAGCGGGCCGCAGCAGTTGAGACCGAGCGGCTCGCCGCCGCCCTCGAGAAGGCGAAGCTTTCCCGAAACGCCGACGTAGCCGCCGCGACTGCCGCCTATCAGTCGCAGCTCGCTGCGCAGAGGCAGTTGAACGACGAGATAGAACGTCGCGTCGGGGCGCAGGAAGCTGCGAGCAAGAGGGCGGCAGCAGCGGCAGGTGCGGAGATCGCCGTCCTCCAGAGGCGTGCGCAAGCAGAGAAGACAGCAGAGCTAGAGCGACAGGCTCAGGCTCAGAGGACGGCCGACGCAGAGATCGCTCTTCTCCAGCGTCGAGCACAGTCGCAAAAAGATGCCGAACTTGAGCGACAGGCTCAGGCTCAGAGGACGGCCGACGCAGAGATCGCCGTCCTTCAGAGGGTTCAGCAGGCCGCCAAGGCCGCGGAGCTTGAGAGACAGGCCCAGGCCCAGAAGATTGCCGACAGCGAGATCGCGAACCTCCAGAGGGTTCAGCAAGCCGCCAAGGCCGCCGAGATTGAGCGACAGGCTCAGGCTCAGAGGACTGTCGATGCAGAACTCGCCGTCCTCCAGAGGCGTGCGCAAGCAGAGAAGACAGCAGAGCTAGAGCGACAGGCTCAGGCTCAGAGGACGGCCGACGCAGAGATCGCTCTTCTCCAAAGGGTTCAGCAGGCCGCCAAGGCCGCCGAGATCGAACGGCAGGCGCAGTCGCAGAAGACGGCAGACGATGAGATCGCATCGCTTATACGAAGAGAGCAGGCCGCGAGGGCGGGAGCCACGGGCGGCGAAGGCAGCCTCGGACTCGGCCTAGACATCGAAGCCCCCGCCCGACAGCTTGGTGTGCTCCAGGGGAGCATCTCCTCGCTGAAGAGCGTGATCGACACACTGCCAGAGCCGATGCGGGCGAGGTTCGTCCCCGCGATCCGCGAGGCAGAGGCCGAGTTCATTCGACTGAGTACGGCGGCGGTGCCGATTGCTGCCGACATTGAGGCCGCTCGGCAGCGACTCATTCATCTGACTCAGGATGCCACCCGAGCCACGCAGGCGATGAACTTCTCGCAGTCGTTCGGTGGCGCTGGCGCAACTGGCGTAAACCTCGGCCTGGATCAGCGCGCCCTTCAGGGCTACAACGCGCAGTTGCAGATTCTGCAAGGTGCGATCTCGCGGGGCAGTGCCGAGGCCAGAGGGCCAGCCGTCGCGGCGTTTGAGCGGTTTCGTGCCGCTGTCTCAACCGCCTTCGACGAGGGCACCATCGACTCTCGCGCGATGCGAGCGCAACTCGCAGCGCTTCGCACTGAAGCCATCGCCGCAGCCGCCGCAGCGGGCGGGGTGCGCGTCGGCACGTTAACTCGCGAGGTTTCAAGGGCCGGTGACGTTGGCAGGGCTGGGTTTGACAGATTCGGTCTTGCCCTCAATCAGGCAGGCTACGCCATCGACGACTTCATGTCTTCGACGGGCGGCCTTGAGTTCAAGCTTCGCGCCGTCAGCAACAACATCACGCAGATGGCGTTCATCCTTGGCGGCACGACCGGCCTGTTCGTCGGGCTCGGTGCGGTCATCGCAGGGCAGGCCGCCGTTGCCATCATAAAGTTTATGAACAGCGGTCGATCCGCAGAGGATCAGACAAAGGCACTCAACGACGCCCTTGCAAAACAGAAGAGCCTTGTCGACGGTTTGGCGGAGTCCCACAAAGCGCTCGCTGACGCGATTCTGCGAGGTACAACGTCAAGCTCGTCGGAGTCCGAAAGGAAGATCGTAGCTGGACAAGCCGACTTGCGGCGACAGTCCGCAGAACTGTCGGCCGAACGCAAGGCGACGGCGGACACGGCTCCTCTTGCTCCGCAGTCGATCTCGCGGATGATCGGTGAGTTCCTCGAGACCCGCCAGAGACGCAACGAGTTTCAGGGGGTCGCCGAGCTTCGTGCCGAACTCAACAAGCTTGAGAAACAGCTCAAGGCAGCCACGACCGTCGGCGAGCGGGCGACGATTCAGGGTCGCATTCGCGACACGGGGCGAGCGGAACTGGCGACCAGGGGTCGTCTGGCGGCAGGGCAGACACCAGACCAGACCGTCGTTCAGTCGGCGATCAGGGGGTCGGCTGACTCGTCGGAAAATGCGTACAACGGCACATTCCTTGGGTTCAACACGGAGCAGATGTTTGCCAACGCAACTACGCTGGGTGGGTCGTACTTTTCGGGCGTCAATAATGCGAGATATGACCAGCAGATCGCAGCAAACGAAGGTCTCCGCGGCCTTGCAGCACAGGTGCCGACATCTGTTCAGGGTCAGATCGAGGCGTTGCGCAAGTCGCAGGAACTGAAAAGGCCCGAGCAAGGCCAGCGGGATCTGGGTTTCATCCCGACTGGCGTAGCGATTGACGCCGACCGCGAGATCGCAAAGTTCGAGGCGATGATCCAGTCGCTGCAAAAAGTGATAGAAAGCGGAGTCGTCGATTCCGCCGCAAAGACATACGCCGCATCTGTTGACGCAGCCAATTCGATCAGGGCAGCGCAAGAGGACGTTGCAGACGCCATCAAGCGAGGCGTGCCCCCTGCGCTCGCGTTTCAGGCTGAGTTGGACAAGCTTTCGTCTGAGCTTGCCGCGGCAGACGACGAACTCCGCACGGCTGTTACCGCGAGCCCAGATGACCCCAACATCACGCCTGAGAGGCGGGAATCCGCCATCAATCGCGCGCAGGAGCGTGTGGAGAGCGTCAATCAGCAGCGTGCCGACGTGGAGTCGCGGGCGAGGGAAGTGCGTCTGGGCCGCACGTTCGGCGGCGAGCGGACAACGAAAGCTCTGTCATCGCTTGAGGGCAACGACAGGTTCGCGAACGAGCAGGCTGGTCTGGTCGCTCGCCTAAAGCGAGCTGTCGACGACGAGGTGCAGGCCCGTCGCAAGGCGTCAGAGGCGGCGGCGAGAGAGGCAGCGATCGTCGACCTGATTGCCAAGAAGCGGACGGAGGTCGCGAATTCCGGCAGCGACATCAACAAGCGAATGATCGCGGAGGCCGACATCAAGGCCGCAGAGGCAGACCTTGAGAAGGCGAAGGCTGCGAGAGAGGCGGCGTCCGCTGCATCCGACCTCGCCCAGAAAGCCTCCGAAGCCGCCGCCGCCCTGGCCGAGGCCGCCGCCGGCATCGAAGCCGCGTTGACCCGCATCCGCAAAGTCGGCGAATCGGCGTTGCAGAGGTCTGAGCAGGGCGCGGACGCCGCACAGAGGGCGTTTGAGGAAAACCCGCTGCGGGCAGGGGCCCGCGAAGCCAGAGATGCAGCCGAGGAGCGGCTGATCAATGACCGCGCTACGGTCGGCGGTGCCCAGGCGAGCCTAGACAATCGCCGCCGCGAGATTCAGCAAGACCCGCAGATGCAGGCGATCAACAGCGAACTTGAAGCCGCCACGCAACGCCGTAAAGACCTTGAGGCCAAGGGTGCGATCGGCGGCGGGCTTAATCAGGCTGAGAGCGCGGAGCTTGACGCCGCGGCCAAGCGAGAGATTGAGCTGCTCCGGCAGCGAGAAATGATGGCGCGACAGTTGACCGAGGCCGAGCGGAAGCAGCTTGACGCCATCAACAACGGCATCCTGGCTCGCGAGAAGGAGCTTGAGAAGGGTCGCCAGCGGGCCGCTGAAGACCCGACATTTAAACGCAGCATCGATGCGGCGAACCAGATCATGGCCGACAGCGAGCGGCAGGCGAACGAGGCGCAGCAGCGGTACATCAATAATCCGACCGAGAAGAACCGTAAGGAGCGGGACGAAGCCGATGCTCGCCTCCGCAGCGATCGCCAGCGCGCCCAGGAGTTGCAGGACAATCTGGACAACAAGCGGAAGGAGATTGAGCGAGACCCAGCCGTCGCGGCAAACAACAAGGCAATCGCAGCGAACGACAAGCGTTTGGCTGATCTGGCCGAGAAGGAGGCGAAGGGTGGGCTCACAGGCCTGGAGATACAAGAGAGGGAACGCATTCAGGGAGAGAACCGCAGAATGCGAGGCGAGAATGAGGCAGCCATAGACGCTGGTACTCGTGACGAACGCAAGTCAATCGACGGCGAGCAATACACCCGCAACCAACGCGATCGCGCCCGCCGCGGACGCGACCTGGGCATGACTGACCGCGAGCGGTTCCGCCGCGACTTCGAGGAAGGCGCAGGAGCCGACATCAACGCCCGCGCCGCCGAAATGCGGCGAGCCGGCGAAGACCCCACAAAGTTTCTCCGCCAAGCCTTGCGGAACCAGATGGAGCAAGTCGCCCCGATGCTCAAGGGCTTCCAAGACGAGCGGCAGACCGCCGCCCTGCAAGGCCCGTCCCGCGCCGCCCTAAACGTCTCCGACGTTTCGACGAGCCAGGGTGCCAGCGAACTTACCCGACTTCTCCGAGGCGAAGATTCGGCGAAGGACGTGAATCTCGCGGAGCTACAGAAGCAGACGGGCTACCTTGCCGACATCAGGGCTGACCTCAAGGCAAACAACCCAGGAGTGCTCCTCTAATGCCCAAGCTCGTCTCCGAACTCGCCCAGGGCAAATCATTCAGCCGCAGCGCCGACGGCGGGCAGCTTGCCGATCAGGCCACGCGGACGTGGAAGATTCTGCTGAACTCGCCGAACGAGTCGTTCAACATAGCCCAGGCAGTCGGCGTCAACATCGGCGACCCCCTTGGCTCGGCGAACCCCATCCCGTGCGTCAGCCTGGACGTGAAGGCGGACGGCGAGAGCAGGCTCGTGCGGATCGTCACCGCGCAGTATCGCAGCAATGCGGGCATGGGCACCATAGACCCGGGCACGCAAGAGCCAGCCCAGCGGCCTGCAATGTATTCGATGACCACGTCGCTGACGGAGATCGCGGCGTGGGGTGGCGCGCCGGTGACAGGTGGCGTGTCTGGTTCATGGATTCCAGCAGTCAACCCAGTCGGCGACTTAGTCGACGGCGTGACGCGACTTGAGCCGGTAGTGAACATCAACATTGATCAGTATTCGTATTCCGACATGAGCCAGCTCCTGGCCTACTGCGGCTATGTAAACAGAGACAACTTCACCTTCTCCAACCTGTCGGTCGGCGTTCATTGCTGTATGTTACAGAGCATTGCGTCAACAGCCGTTGTCGAGCAGTTCGGCGACTTCAAGTTTCGCGGATTCAAGGTCTCGTTCGGCTTTGCAGTCAGAGCGCACTGGACGATCACCCGCGAAGGCTTCCAGGCGATTGGCTGGGACATGGCCGTTCCGCAGACGGGGTTCAATGTCATCAACTACGGCCTGTCGTCTCCGAATGAAGTCGACATTGAGTCGCTGACTCTTCAACATGACGAGATCGGGAAGGTGCAGCTCAACAGTGATGGAACGCCACAAACCTACGCTTTTGGGACTCAAACCAAAAGGACGAGGGCGATGGTTACGGTGCCCGCAAACCAAGGCGGGTGGACACAGAGACCATCTGCCCAGCCGGTAGCGCTCAACGACGACGGTACGCCGCGGAATGTCCGTAACTTCCCGATGGCGCAGAAAGTCCTCATCAACCGTATCTGCATTCAGCCCGAGATGAATTTCGGCAACAACTTCGCGAACTTCGGAATTAGGTGGTTTACCTAATGGCTGACGGCAAGTACCTCATCGGCGAGAGCCTCCGCGAGAAGCTGAAAAGCACGATCGCGAAGGTGGAGTCCATACCCTTCGGCGGCCCGGTGAGCCGGATTCCGACGGTGATCGAAGGCGACGGGCAGTCGTTCGCCCCAAAAGTCTTCCGCGTCTGCACGGCCACGGGCGCATGGCAGCTAAACGCGATCAAGGCCGTCGCTTACTACGGCGTCACCAGCACGCCCAACACCGTCAACGTCATCAACCAGATCGTGAGCCTGCCGGCACCAAAGAGCACGAACACCCCTCGAATCGTCAACATCGCCAAAGACGGCACGCAGTGGTATCTGGTCAGCTTCCAGATGGCGACGGCGACGGCGGTGTTTTCTGGGCGGACGCAGACGATGACATTCGTCGGCACAGCCGCCACTCAGAGGATCACGTTTGTTGGGACTGGCTCAACGCAGACTCTAACCTACGCCGCCCCGGGCACCGCCGACGCGACGGTGGTGACGGGCGTGTCTGCTTCGCTCAACACCACCAACTGCTCAATCTCGGTTGTCACGGCAACGGCAAGGCTGAAAACAGTTGGCGACCCCAGGACAGCCACCACCATATCCATGTCGGGCACGCAGACCGCCACGACCATATCCATGTCGGGCACGCAGACGGCGACCTTCATCACCAACACGTTCACGGCCACGTTCGTGACCCTGGAGATATAATCATGGCGTGTCCATGCTGCGGCCAGACATGGCAATGCCTTGCGTGCTGCTGCCCGAGCGGCCAGCCATCGCCGCAGTCCATCCAGCTACGGCTTTATAACTGGCGAGTCTCCGATGTCGCACCGCGGCGAGGGCAGGGCGAGTACCTCTCATCTCGCGGAATGGGCGCGGTGACGTTCAGGGATTTTTCCGTCGAGGGCACTTACACGCTGTCGCTCACGACAATACCAGACCCCTTTTACACGCTCAACCAAGGGAATTCGGTCAGTTGTGTACGATATGTCTATCGCGAAGGCGCGCCGTCCGGCTGCCCGATGCTGGTGCAGTACCAAACTCTTCCACAAGGGGTTCCAGAAAACAACAAGAAACTTTTATTCGTAGCACGAATGGCCTGGGGCTCGAAGTATGTTTTTGCTTTTTCCGGCGAAAACCAGCAGGGGCGCTGCCTCTCCTTCGCGTCATCGTCGACTGCTGGAACTGGATACGACCTATGCACCGGCGTTCGCCAACAGAGGTTGCCGGGGGAACCTGACTCCGTCCCTTATGCGGTCTGCACGGTCGAGGGGCAGGAAGTGGCGATGCTGTTTGACGTTGAGCATATATAGGTAACTTCTATGCCGTGCTATAGCGCCGCAAACGTCACTCTCTGGCTGGGCTACAAGAGGCTCGGCAAGGCATACGCCACGCAGCAGGAGTGCGAGCAGGAGTGTTCGCAGCCTTCGGGGGCGTGCTGTAACGCAGGAGTGTGCCGAACCGCAACGCCCTGCCAGTGCGCCGGACAGGGCGACTCTTTTCTGGGGATAGGAACACAATGCTCGCCAAACCCATGCAACCCACTTCCATGATTACCTGCCACCGCATGCACCTTGAGGTTCGCTGCGCCGAACGTGGCTACACGCTCGACGAAGTGATGCCGTGCGTTGTCGCCCGGGATGGCGACGAGTGGACAGTGGACATCGACCACCCCGCTTTCCCCCGGGACTCGCGATTTCCGCCGCCACCCCCGCCGCACGGCCCAGGCACGGAACTCAAAAAGCTCCTGGCCGGATGGCCGTTTCGCATCACAGCTTCCCCAGACTGCTCGTGTAACCAAGTCGCCAACGAGATGGACGCCTGGGGCGTGGACGAGTGTGAGAAGCCCGACCGCGTCGAATACGTCCTTTCGGCCATGCGGGCCAATGCTGAGAAGCGCGGCCTGCCATTTCTTGACGCCGCCGGCAGGTTTCTGATCAAGCGTGCTATCAAGCAAGCGCGAAAATCAAAGGTTGACCCATAAAGGCTACTCGGCCACACTATGTCTATGTCCAAGAAGCCGCCACGGGGATTGATACTTCCCCCTGAACTTGACGACGACGACGAGATCACGGGCGGCGGCATCCCCGATGATGATGGATGGATTCACCTTGAGGGCAAGCCGAATGGACTTAGCGAAGGAGATCCTGGAGAGCGCGAAGCCGTCGGCAGGAAACCAAAGCTGGTTTCACGGTCTGTCAAGCGAGCACCAAGACGCCGTCCTCGCGGTTCGTGACCAGTGGCGGAAGACCGCCGAGGCCACCGGCATCTCGGCCTCCCAGATGGCGAAGACGATCGTCGCAAAGCTCACGGCCCGCGGGTACAAGACCTCCAAGTTCAGGCAGGTGCAGCGATGGCTGACGCAGGGTTGACCGGCGACATCCTTTCGGCCGCGGCAGCCGCCGCCACGCCGAAGCCCGCCGCCGACGCAGAGCAGGTGACGCAGCGCCGCGAGGGAGACGTGCTGGAGGCGCGCTCCACGTCGAAGCGCATCAAGACGGTCGCCGACCTCCTGGCTCACATCGAAGCTGACATGCGGGCTTATGATGTCGCAGCATCCGAGGCGACCAAGTGGGAGGTCGCAACAGCCGACTCAAGCGGCGAGCCGACCGTCACTGAGCTGCACCGCGTCTGGGTCAGGCTCAAGCCCAAGGCTGGCCCAGGGATCAAGGAAGTCGTCGAGGCGATGATCGCGGCGGCGAGTAAGCAGATAGTGCAGGCGAAGATGCCCAGGCATCGCAAGCGGCGAGACGGCCTGTGGAGCGTAGTGGTCGTCAGCGACCTGCACGTTGGGTCGAAGTCTTGGCGGCACGCGACCGGGCACGACTACGACATCAACATCGCAGGACAGGTTGCGGCAAAAACGACCAGCGAGTTGATTCAGCGCAGCGACGGCCTCGGCGTTACGCGGCGATCGATCGTGCTGTGCGGCGATACGCTACACTTCGACACAATTGCGGGAACGACGACATCGGGCACCTACCTAGACCGAGACACTCGCATACAGAAAGCCATAGAATGCGCCGCCGAGGCGATATTTCGAGCCGTCGAGCATTCTGCGTCGTCGGTTCCGACGGACGTTGTTCTGGTGCCTGGAAACCACGACTCCGCGATGACCTGGGCACTCCAGAAGATCGTGGTGGAGCGGTATCGCAACGACAAACGAATCAAGGTCAACGGCGAATTCACCAGCCGAAAATACCTGATCCACGGGAAAAACCTGATCGGCGTGACGCACGGCGACAAGGGGAAAAAGCGTCTTGGTGGCATCATGGCCTTGGAGGCCGCCGAGCAGTGGTCAACCTGCGTTCACCGCGAATGGCACGTCGGACATCTACACCATCAAGCAGCCGAGATAAGCACAATCGACGGTGTCGTCGTCAGGACGCACCCGACGATCGTTCCGCCGGACGCATGGCACTTCGATAACGGCTTTGTCGGAGCAGAGCGGGCAATGCAGGGGTTCGTCTACGCCCCCGAGGGCGGGCTGCTTGAGCTGCATATGGCTTACGCAGGATGCGGGAGGGCGCATTGAGATTAGAGACTGAAGAGCAGCGAAGCCGTCGCCTCGCAGCCGGCCGAGAGCGGGCTGCCCGCTACAGAGCAAACGAAACACCAGAGCAGAGAGCAAAACGCCTTGCGTATTTTCAAGAGTATAGAAAGTCATACTACTCAGCCAACAAAGACAAGATAGCCGCCGGGAACAGGAAGAGATACGAGCAGAAGAAGCCTGAGATTTTAATGCAGTGCAAGGAATACAGACAGAAAAACAAAGACAAGATCACTGCCGCTTACTCGCATAAGCGAAGAACAGACCCGCAGACTCTCTTGGCAAGTCGCCTGCGGCACCGCCTATCCATGCTGCTTCGCGTCACCGGAACCAGAAAAACAAAAGCAACCATGAGGCTTGTGGGGTGCGACCGGCCGTGCCTGAAGACATGGATTGAGATGCAGTTCCTCCCAGAAATGACTTGGGGCGTGTCACGCGAATGGCACATTGATCACATCATCCCGTGCAGCGCTTTTGATCTAACCTCCGAAAGTCAGCAGTCAGTTGCCTTTCACTACCTGAACCTTCGGCCAATGTGGGCCAAAGACAACGTAGCCAAGCGAGACCGTCTGGTGGTTGAACGCCCCAGTGACGGCATTTGGACTCTTGATCACGTCATAAAAGCGCGCCGGATTACTGCCGGAGTTCGCCGATGAACGAACTGGACTACCTCCGCGAAGCCTGCCGCTACGCCTCAGAGCACTCCCACGACCCAGACACGCAGAACGGGGCCGTGCTCGTGACGGGCAGGCAGATCATCTACGCCGCCAACTGCGTTCCGGCGGGGGTGGCCCGCCCCGCGCACCGACTCGGGAGGCCGTTCAAGTACGACTTTATCGAGCACGCCGAGCGGGCGGCGATCCACAAGGCCGCGGCGGCCGGGGCGGCGACGGCCGGCGGGAAGCTCTACTGCCCCTGGTTCGCCTGCACCGACTGTGCCAGGGCGATCATTTCGGCGGGCATCACCGAGGTCGTCGGTCTGATCTCGCTCCGCAACGCCACGCCGGCCCGCTGGCTCCTCAACGTGGAGCTGGCCGAAAAGATGCTCGAAGAGGCGTGCGTGAGCCAGCGGCTCCTGGCAGACACAGTCGGCGTCACACTTCGCTTCGACGGGAGGGATTTCTCATGCTGATCGGACTCTGCGGGGCCGCCGGGGCTGGGAAGAATACGGTGGCAGAATTTCTTACGGATTCCGACGGCTGCACATTCATGCAGATCGCCTTCGCCGACCCGCTCTACGAGTGCGTCTCGACGATCACGGGCCTGCCGGCGGCCCGCCTCAAGGATCGCGTCGTCAAGGAGACCGTCATCCCCTGGCTGGGCAAGTCGCCCAGGCAACTGCTCCAGACCCTCGGCACCGAGTGGGGCCGCGGCACCGTCCATCCCGAAATCTGGGTTCGCATCGCGATGGAGCGAGCCGCCCAGCACCTGACCGTCAATCGCTGCGTGGTCATCACCGACGTTCGGTTCGACAACGAGGCTCAGGCCATCATCGACGCCGGAGGCGAGGTGTGGCGGGTTGAGCGGCCGGGGTGGCGGTGCCTCGCCGCCGAGGCGGCCACGCACCAGAGCGAGGCCGGGGTGAGCGACCATCTTGTCGCCCGAACCATCGACAATTCCGGCTCCTTGGATGCCCTCAGACTGCAACTCGTCGCTGCTACAATTTAGATAGGCTACCGGCCTGCATACTGTAGTTTTCGCGGAGTGGCAGATGAGCAGCGAATCATTCGTCGAGGCCGCGTTCCGCGTGGCCGAGCGTTTCGGCGTTCCGTTGGTGCTTCTGGCGGTCGGCATCTGGTTTATGAGGGATGCGGCAGTGACGCTCCACGGCACCGTCGTGGTGCCGATTGTGAAGTCGCACACCGAGTTCCTCGATTCGACCAGAGAGACGCTCGACGAGATCGGGAAAACGCAGTTCAAGCAGGCCGAGACCCTCCAAGAAATCGCCGCTGGGCAGCAGGAAATCAAGCAGGCCGTCGTGAAAAAGACCGGCCAGCCGGCTCAAAACTGAGGTGCCGCCTTGCCCGTCTTCAGCCAGCTTCCTGGGAATTTAGATTTAGAACTTGTGCCCGGGGACGAGTGTAATGTCGCGCTGAACCTTCAGCGCGACGTTACGTCGCATTCGTTCACGAGCTACATCTACCGCACCGACATCGTCGGCACCGGCGGCGGCCTGGGCTCGATCTCCAGCTTCGGCCAGACCGTCACCTCCCCGACGATCGGCATCGCCAACGCCTCGACCGGCTCCATGATCCTGGGGCTCTCCGAGACCCAGACTTCCCTGCTTTCCCCCGGCCAGACCTACCGCTGGTATCTCCGCTGGGTGGCCCCGGGGCAGATCACCCGCACGATTGTGAGCGGTAGCGTGACGGCGGTGGCCCCATGAGTGAAATCAGCGTCGTTGTCGTCGGCTCGACGAGCATCAATAGCGTCGTGGGCAACGGCGACACGGTCAACGTCACCGTTGGCAGCAGCACGGGCGGCGGCGGCAGCGGCACGGCGGCGACCATCGAGGCCGGGACTGTCACGACGATCGACGCGACCCAGACGGCCACCGTCACCAACGTCGGGTCAGCCTTCGCCGCCAAGTTCAACTTCTCGCTGCCGCGAGGCTTTACGGGCTTGCAGGGTCAGGCTGGCCCAGCCGGCCCTGGCAACTCGCTGTCGATTGGGACGGTCTCGACGGGCACCGCGGCGAGCGCGACGATCACGGGCACCTCGCCATCGCAAACGCTCAGTCTCGTGCTCCCGCAGGGCAACGCCGGCCCGCAGGGCGCAGTGGGCGCAGCAGGCCCCGCCAACTCTCTGACGGTTGGGAGCGTAACGACCGGCGCGACCGCGGCCGTGTCGATCACGGGGAGTGCCCCGTCGCAGCAGATTTCTTTTGTGATCCCAGCAGGCCCGAGCGGCCCCGCCGGCCCCGCCAATTCACTGGAAGTCGGGAGCGTGACGACCGGCGCGACCGCTGCCGTGTCGATCACCGGAAGCGCCCCGTCGCAGCAAATCTCATTCGTAATCCCCCAGGGGCCGAGCGGCCCCACCGGCCCCGCGGGCGGTCTGGCGACGGTGAGCGTTGGCACAGTCACCACCGGCAGCCCAGGGACTCCTGCCGCCGTGCAGGCTGTCGCAAACGGCTCGACCGTCACGTTGAACTTCACGATTCCCAGGGGCTCAGACGGCACGTCGAACCTCGCGGACGAGACGCCGCAGCCACTCGGAGTTGCCTCTGCGGGGTCGGCTCTCAAGGCGGCGCGGGCCGATCACATTCACGCCGTGCCGACGATTGACTACAGCTCCCTGGCGGGGGTGCCGAGCACTTTTGTTCCGGTTTCCCATCAGCACCTCATAACCGACGTGACGGGGCTGGAGACCGCGCTCAATGCCAAGCAGGCTGCGGGCAACTACGCCACACTCGTGGGCGGGACAGTACCCAGCAGCCAACTGCCGGGGTTCGTCGATGACGTTGTCGAGGCCGCGTCTTTTGGGACGCTGCCCTCACCCGGCGAGTCTGGGAAGCTGTATGTTGCCGTCGACACTCGCAAGGTGTATCGCTGGAGCGGCGGTTCCGTTGGCTACGTCGAGATTGCAGCCTCCCCCGGCTCGACCGATGCCGTGCCAGAAGGCGCGACGAATCTGTATTTCACAAGCGTCCGCGCCGCAGCGGCGGCGCCGGTGCAGAGCGTGGCGGGCCGCACGGGGGCGGTGACGCTCGCAAAGTCTGACGTGGGGCTTGGCAGCGTCGACAACACGTCAGACGCAAACAAACCTGTAAGCACCGCTCAAGCGTCTGCTGACTCTGCCGTGCAGTCGTATTCCATCCAGCGTGCTAACCACACCGGCACGCAGACGGCATCGACCATCAGCGACTTCGCCGCCGAAGCAGCAAAGTACGGCCCGGTCGCCAGTCTGAACTCGCTCACTGGCGCGTTGACGCTTGCGCCAGGAAACGGCGTGACGATCACGCCGAGCGGCACGACGCTGACCATCGCATCGACGGCCACGGGGCTTGGTGCTGACGATGCCATTGACGGCGGTGCCTTCGGAGGCAGCGCCAGTCTGGGCGGCGGGGTATCGTGGACGCAGCGGACGCTGGCGGCGAACGCAGAATGGCTGCAAGTTGCCTACGGCAACGGCGTGTTTGTGGCAGTAGCTCTTGGCACAACCGCAGCCACAAGCACAGACGGCATCACATGGACACAGCGGACGATGCCCAGCGGGGATTACCACGCTTTCGCCCACGGCAACGGCGTGTTCGTCGCGATTAGCTTGGGGGGCGGGTGGACTGCAAGAAGCGCCGACGGCATCACATGGACCAAAACCGGGATGCTTGCGGGAGGTGATAATTGGAATGGCACTTCTTTCTGGCGCGTGGCGTATGGCAACGGCACATTCGTTGCGGTGTCCATTAGTGGCACAACCGCAGCCACAAGCGTAGACGGCATCACATGGACGAGCCGCACGCTTCCGGGCTCTTACCCATATCGGTGCATAGCCTACGGCAGCGGCACATTTGTCGCGCTGACATATAACAGCAATACGGCGGCCACGAGCGCTGACGGCATCACATGGACGGCACGCACACTGCCAAGCAATCAGGGGTGGACCGGCATCACATACGGCAACGGCCTGTTCGTGGCGGTTGCGAGTAATACCGGATATACAGCGCGAAGCGCCGACGGTATCACATGGACGCAGAGCGGTACGCTTCCTACGGGACTGATCGAACCAGCCGTCACCTATGGCGCTGGCACGTTTGTGATAGTTGGGCAAGGCGGCTCAGGCAGCGGCACCTCCGTCGCCGCGACAAGCATCGACGGGATTAACTGGACGCAACGCACACTTCCAGCCAGCGGCGTCTGGCAATCGGTGGCTTATGGCAGCGACCTTTTTGTTGCAATAGCCGGCGGCGGCACACCGACAACGCTTGCGGCCACTTCTCCCGGTTCCTTCGCGTCTGCGGACGTAGTCAAGCCAAAGCGGAGCTACACGGCTGGCATTACGCCAGCAACGGCAGAGCTAGAGACGCACGAGTTGGCTGTGTCGTGGGCAGACGGCAAGCTCTTCACGAAGGACGTCGACGGCAACCTCGTCACGTTGACGCTCGGCGGCGGCTCCGGTGCTGACGATGCCATCGATGGCGGTTGGTTTTACGGCACGAGCGGCCATACGGCATCGGTCACGATCACGTCGCCGCCTGCCAACAAGACGGCCAGCAGCGGGGCTGCGACGTTTGCGGTCACGGCGACCGTTGACCCCAGCGGATCGCCGTCGTACCAGTGGCAGAAAAGCGATGCCAACAGCACGATTGTGACGCAGCGCACGATGCCCGCCGCGCGGGATTGGAAAAGCGTGGCATACGGCAACGGAGTGTTTGTCGCGGTGTCATACAACGGCGACACAGCGGCCACAAGCACCGATGGCATCAACTGGACGCAGCGAACGCTGCCAGTTAGCGGGTATTGGAGTGGCGTGACCCATGGAAACGGCACGTTTCTTGCAATTCCGTACACGGGCACTTACGCCGCCACTAGCGCGGACGGCATTACTTGGACGCAGCGGACACTGCCATCCGACTCGCCTTGGCGAGCCGGCGTATATGGCGGTGGCACGTTCGTAGCGGTTGCTGCCGCCAGCTCAATCGCCGCTACGAGCACTGACGGCGTTAGCTGGACTCAGCGAACGCTGCCCTTCAACGGGTCTTGGGAGAGCGTGACCTACGGCAACGGAATGTTTGTTGCGATTGCCAACAACAGCACTTACGCCGCCACCAGCACGGACGGCGTTACTTGGACGCAGCGGACGCTGCCGTCCGCCGCCTTCTGGCGAAGCGTCACATACGGAAACGGAATGTTTGTTGCCGTTGCAAGCAACAGCACTATCGCCGCCACAAGCACGAACGGCATTGAGTGGACGCAGCGGACAATGCCCGTCTTGGAAGGATGGTCATCTGAGGATTGGTACGGTGTTGCCTACGGAAGCGGAGCGTTCGTCGCGGTATCGTATACCCATGGTGCTGCGGCCCGCAGCGCAGATGGCGTCAACTGGACGCTGTTTGCGATGCCGGTTAGCGCAGGATGGCAAAGCATCACATACGGCGGCGGCAAGTTTGTCTCGGTGGCTGGCGGGATAAACACTACTATCGCCGCAACTGTCGAGGTGGGTGTTTATTCGCCGTTCGCCAACATCAGCAGTGCCACGTCCTCCTCGCTCGCTCTTTCCGGCCTATCAAAAGCCGCCGATGATGGCGATCGCTTTCGGGTTGTCGTGTCTGCCACAGGGGCTGCAAGCGTAACAAGCCAACCCGCAACACTCACGGTGTCGTGATGCCTGAACCTGTGAAACCAAAAAGAAGCTACACGGCTGGCGTCGTGCCAACGGCGGCGGAGCTACAGTCGCACGAATGCTCTATCAACTGGGCAGACCGCGTTCTGTTCGTGAAGTCGGCGGACGGCGCTATTCAGTCAGTGACACTCGGTGGCGGCAGCGGCACTCTGCCAACTGCATCAGACACGGTGCTTGGCGGCATCAAGGTTGGCAGCGGGTTGTCGATCTCGTCTGGCGTGTTGTCTGCAACTGGCGGCAGCGGCACAATCGACGGCGGCGTCTACGCCAACATCGCGACCATCACAATCTCGTCGCAGCCGTCGAATCAGACGGCTGGCGTGAACGGGGCGACGTTCACTGTCACGGCGTCTGTGACCGAGAACGCCACGCTGGCGTACCAGTGGCAGCGGCAGGCGGGCGGTGCAGGGTCGTGGGCGAATGTCGGCACAAATTCGGCGAGTCTCAGCCTCACGAACCTCACGACGCAATCGAACGACGGCGACAAGTATCGCGTCGTTCTTACCGCGACGGGCGGTGCCGAGAGCGTGACGAGCAACGCCGCAACGCTTACCGTGCCAGCCGTGGCGGTCGTGGACTACCTCGTTGTCGCGGGAGGTGGCAGCGGGTCAAGGGACTGGAGCGGCGGCGGCGGTGCGGGTGGTATGCTGACCGGCACGACAACCTTTGGAGTTGGCTCGACAACCACGGTCACGGTCGGCGCGGGCGCGGCTGGGGCCACCGGAAATTATGGCCGTGGCAACTCGGGGAACGCCTCGTCTCTCGGCTCTCTGTCGGCCGTTGGCGGCGGTTCCGGCGGTGACAGCGATAATTGGGACTCATCCGGCCTGCGTCAAGCTGGAGGAAGCGGCGGATCGGGCGGCGGCGGCGGTCGCAGTCCGAACTCGTTTTCCGACCCGGTCAACACTGCGTTTGGCGGGCTCGGCACGGCGAACCAAGGCAATAGCGGCGGCGAAGGCACCTATGCACTGGCAGGAGGGTCTGGGGGCAGGGGCGGCGGCGGCGGCGGCGCTGGCGCTGCCGGCGGCAGTGGCGCTGCTGGCGGCAACGGCGGCAGCGGCCTCGCGTGGCTCGACGGTGTTACCTACGCGGGCGGCGGCGGTGGAGGAACTGACGGAGCCGGCGGTTCGGGCGGCGGTGGAGGCGCGGCGGGCGCGGCCACGGGCCAGCCCGGTTCGGCGAACACGGGCGGCGGCGGCAGCGGCTCGGCCATGCCGCACTTCAGCGTGCCCAGCGCCGGCGGCGGCTCTGGCGTTGTCATCATCCGCACAACAGCCACCGCAGCGTCCACGACAGGCTCGCCGACCGTGACGCAGTCCGGTGGATACAACTTCTACAAGTTCACGGGCAGCGGGAGCATCACGTTCTAGGCATGGCACACTTCGCGCAAATCAACGAAGACAACGTCGTGACTCAGGTCATCGTTGTTAATAACAGCGAACTCCTCGAAGACGGCGTCGAAATCGAGGCCAAGGGGATTGCTTTCTGCAAGTCTCTGATCGACGGGGATTGGGTGCAGACCAGCTATAACGGAAGTATGCGGAAGCAGTTCGCGGGAGTCGGCTACAAGTACGACCAGCAGGCGGACGTGTTTGTAACGCCGAGGCCGTACCCTTCGTGGTCGCTGGACGCGAACCACGACTGGCAACCCCCTGTCGCAATGCCGACCGATGGTGGCAGCTACGGATGGAACGAAGAAACACAGTCGTGGGTTAGCCGATGAGCGACATTATCAGGCTGAAGCGGACTGCCGTTCAGGGCGTTGCACCAACGTCGCTTGATTTTGGCGAGCTTGCGCTCAACTACCACTCGTCCGGCGGGAAGCTGTATTACAAGAACTCAGCGGGCACGATCGTAGAGTTCACTCTCGCCTCCGGTGCCACCGAGATTTTCGAGGCAACCACAACCGCAGGCTTTCCCGCCACTGGTTCGGCGGGCGTGCTGTATGTAAGTCGTGATGCCTCTCGCGTGTTTCGCTGGGATTCGTCGGGCGTGTACATCGAGATCGGCACGGCGGGTGGTGGTGGTGGTGGCAATGGCGAGGACGCGGTGCTTCGTGCGTTGTTCGTGCCGCCTGCGCCGACAAGCGTCACGGCGGGCGGATTCGACGGTCAGGCCGTAGTGCAGTGGACTGCGCCAACGGTTCTTTCGCAGACTCCGATCACAGACTACACGTTGCAGTTCCGTCAGGGCAGCGGCGATTGGACAACCGTCACGCGATCTGCCTCGACGGCAGCGAGCGCGACGGTGACGGGGCTTCAAAACGGCTCTGCCTACACCTTCAGAGTCGCAGCGGTGAACGGCGTGGGCACTGGTGCTTATTCGGCGGCGAGTAGTTCCGTGACGCCCAATTCCGGCGTGGCCGTAACCTACTTGCTCGTCGGCGGTGGCGGCGGTGGTGGTGATGGTCGCGGTGGCGGTGGCGGTGCTGGTGGATACTTGTACGGATCAGGGATTGCCGCCCTCGCCAGTTCGCTGTCGGTTGTTGTCGGCGCTGGTGGCAGCAACAGCACGAACGGCGAAAACTCCACTTTCGCGCTTTCGTCGGGGTCGCTGACTGCCTTCGGTGGGGGCGGCGGCGCGGACGGCCTTAAGGGGCTGTTTACCGGTTCTGGCGAGGCGGGTGGTTCTGGCGGCTCCGGCGGCGGCGGCAGCGGATATCCGCCTGTCGGCGATGGCGGCAGCGGCAGTCAAGGCTACGCCGGCGGTAGCGGCTATGGCTTAGGGGAGCCATACAACGGCGGCAGCGGCGGTGGCGCAGGCGGCGCTGGCAGTACCGGCCACACGGCACCGGGCGGTCCCGGCAGGAGTAACGAGTCTGACTTCCTTGCTGCCGCTAACGCCGGCGTAGATGTAAGCGGAACAAGATACATCGCTGCTGGCGGCTCTGGTGGCTCTTACGGGCCGACACCGGGCAGCGGTGGCGTCGGTGGCGGCGGCGCAGGTGGCAACTCAGGGGCACAAGGCAGCAGCGGCGCTGCGTTCACTGGCTCTGGCGGCGGCGGCGGCGGCAACGGAGCAAACGGCGGTTATGGCGGCTCTGGCGTGGTGATCCTGCGAATCCCAACCACGCACACCGCGACAACCACAGGATCGCCTGACATTTATGTGACCGGCGGATACCGCTATTACAAGTTCACGCAAAACGGAACCATTCAATTCTCCGTCGCATGAGAGACTCCATCTACCTCGGCGTAGCTTGATATAAAGGACTGCACATGCCATTCAACTTCCCCACAAGTAACCTCACCGTTGGACAGGTGTCGATCCAAAACGGCAGGTCGTACACCTACGCTGGCGGCTCGGTTTGGGAACTCACCGCGACCGGTGGCTCGGGCCTGTCATGGTCAAGCGCGCCAGCGTCTGCGACGGCGACGGGCGTGGCGGGCGAGATCGCGTATGACGGCGACAACCTCTGGGTGGCGACGGCTGCGAATACGTGGAAGCGGACGCCTCTCACTACTCCTGTGAATCTCAGCTATCTGGTGGTCGGCGGCGGCGGCGGCGGCGGGCGCTATTTTTCTGGCGGCGGTGGTGCTGGCGGGTATCGGTCTGGCACGACAACCATCACCGCAGGGACCGCATACGCGGTCGTGGTTGGCGGCGGTGGTGCTGCCCTCACGGCATCGCAGGTCGGCATCGGCTCCTCGGGCAGTGCCAGTTCATTCGCTGGCATAGAGTCCGCAGGCGGCGGCTACGGTGCGGGCAGCGACAGCGCGGGCGTGGTTGGCGGCTCGGGAGGCTCTGGTGGCGGCGGTGGTGGCGCGGGGTCGGCGGCTGGTGGTGCTGGCAACACACCTGCGACCTCGCCTTCGCAGGGTAACAACGGCGGCGCGACGACTTACGGCGGCGCAGGCGGCGGCGGCGCGGGTGGTGTCGGGATTGCCACGGCCAGCGGCTCGACGGGTGGTAGTGGTGCCTCCTCAACAATCACCGGCACCGCAGTAGTGCGTGCAGGCGGCGGCGGCGGCAGCGCACCGACGAGCGGGTCGGGTTCCGGCGGTGGCGGAAATGGCGCGACCGATAGCGTGGCTGGCACCAGCGGCGCAACGAACACCGGCTCGGGAGGCGGCGGCGGATCGTATCCGCAGCAGGGCGGCTCGGGCGGCTCGGGCGTTGTCATCATTCGCGCCCCCGTTGCAGCAGCTTCGACCACCGGATCGCCAACCGTCTCCACGGTCGCAGGCGAGACGGTCTATGTGTTCACGTCCACCGGGAGTATCACTTTTTAATCATGGCACACTTTGCACAACTTGACGAAAACAACGTCGTCACGCAGGTGATCGTTGTCGCCAACGCGGAACTGCTTGACAACGGCGTGGAGAGCGAGGCCAAGGGGGTCGCGTTCTGCCACTCGCTGTTCGGCGGCAAATGGCGGCAGACGAGCTACAGTGGCGGGTTTCGCGGGCGATTCGCGGGCATTGGCTACCGCTACGACGCGGATGCGGAAGTGTTTATCTCGCCGCAGCCATTCCCCTCATGGACGCTAGATGCCAGCCATGACTGGCAACCGCCGACACCGATGCCAGCCGATGACAAGCTGTATCGCTGGGATGAGCCGACGCTGGCGTGGGTGGAGGTTCCCGGTGCGTGACTCCATCTACCTCGCCGCGATCCTAACAGCCGCAGCGTCCGCGCTGCTGCTCTCGGCTCGCGCGGGGCAAACAGCGATGCGGTGGGTGATTGGCAAGGCGATACAAAACACTCTCGGGTAACACATGAGCAACACCTACTCAGTCCTGCCGGGGTCGATGAATCTCGCTTTCAAGAAGGCCGGAGACTTCGCCGCCCTCATCGACTTCGACGGCACCTCGCTCGTCGGGTACACCGCCACGGCGACCGTGACGAGCCTCGTCACCGGAGCGGCCGTCGTGCCGTTCACGACGAGCGTGGCTGACGCCTCGGCCGGTCAGGTCAACATCTCGCTGACCGACACGCAGACCGCCGCCCTGCCCGCCGGAACCTACGGCTGGCGGCTCGACTGGACGGCACCGGGCAGCGTGCAGAGGACGGCGCTGCAAGGCACCGTGGAGGTCTACGCATGAGCGCGATCACGGCAACAGTTGTCTCGCAGCCGATCACGGCGAGCGTGAGCAACGCGGGCGGCATCTCCGCGAACGTCGGGGCATCGTCGGTGAGCGTCACGGCAGGCGGCGGCATCGGGCCGCAGGGGCCAGCGGGAACGGACGGCGGGCTGCTGGAGCAACTCAGCAACGTGCAGATCAGCGGCGCGGTGGACGGCGACGTGCTGCGGTACTCAGCGAACAAGTGGAAGAACTATCCCGACGCCGACATCGTAGACGGCGGCAATTGGTAACGCACAACTAGGAGGTGCAACGTGGCAAATACTCTCAGGATTCGTCGAAGGGCACTGGGCGGCGCGAGCGGGGCACCGTCCTCGCTGGCACAGAGTGAGCTTGCATGGTCGGAGGTCGATCAGAGCCTTTTTATTGGTCAAGGCTCGGGCGGCTCCGCGACTGTCATCTGCATCGGCGGGCCGGGCACCTACGCAACGAAGTCTTATGTCACCTCGGCTGTCGCTGCCGTTGACGTGTCGAGCCAGCTTGCCAACTACCTGACCGCCGCGAACGCTGCATCGACCTACCTGACGATCTCGTCCGCGAGCAGCACCTACCTGACGCAGTCGAGCGCGAGCAGCACCTATGCGCCGCTGGCGTCTCCGACGTTCACGGGCACGCCCGCCTCAGTGACGCCGACGAGCGGAGACAACTCGACCAAGATTGCCACGACGGCGTTCGTGTCTGCGGCAGTGGCGGCACTCGTGAACGGGGCACCGGAAGCCCTCAACACCTTGGCGGAACTCAGCGCAGCGTTGAACTCGGATGCCTCGTTCTCCACGACCGTCTCGGCCAGCATCGGCGGCAAGCTCGCCAAGGCGTCTAACCTGAGTGACTTGGCTGACGTTGCCACCGCGAGGTCAAACCTCGGCCTCGGCGGCATCGCCACACAGGCGGCGAACAACGTCAATCTGACCGGCGGCTTACTAGACAACTTCGACATCTCAGGCGGCACCTTTTAAGCGATGGCGAACACCGTCCGCATCCTCCGAAGCACGACCGCCGGAAATACACCGGCATCGCTCGTCAGCGGCCAGATCGCTGTCAACGAGGCGGATGGACGCTTGTTCTATCGGGCCAGCAACGGCACGGTCACGACGTTTTCTTCGATTGCTTCGTTTGCCACGACGGCCAGTTTCCCCGCCGCAGGGTCGAGCAGCGTCCTGTATCTGGCGTCCGACACGTCGAAACTCCATCAATGGACAGGCAGCGTCTATGTAGAGATTGGCGTCTCTGGTGGCAGTAGCGGAGGCGGCGGATCAACGACCGATGCCAGCTTGCTGACCAGCGGCACGCTGGACGACGCGCGTCTCAGTGCGACGGTGACGACCGCGTTGACCAACGCTCGCACGCCAACCGGGGCGGCTGGTGGCGACCTAACGGGCACCTACCCAAATCCGACTATCGCCGCCGGTGCCGTGACTGAGGCCGACCTCGCCAACGCCGTCCGCAATTCACTGTTTCATCCATTCCTCTTGATGGGAGGCTGACATGCCGCAGGCACATAAAGTTTTGGGGCAGTCCAACCCATCGGCCACAACGCTGACCACGCTATACACCGTCCCGTCCTCCACGCAGGCAATCGCATCCACGTTGTCGGTATGCAATCTTGGCGTGTCAACGACGTTCCGCGTGGCTGTTCGTCCTGCGGGTGCCACGCTGGCGAATCAGCATTACATCGTCTACGACGCCTCGGTGAACGCGAACGATTCTTTCTACTTGACGCTCGGCATCTCGCTTGCCGCTACCGATGTTGTGTCGGTTTTTGCGGGCACGGCCAATATCTCGTTCTCGTTGTTTGGCGTGGAGATAACGTGACCGTCACTTCCGCATCTCGCCCGCGACTGAGCAACAACCGCAGCCTGTGGACCACGGCTTCGCCCGTCACGCCGTGGGTGCGGCCGTCCGAATGGCTATCTCTACCAGACGTGACTGGGCAGCAGCGATTTGCTGGCTTACATCGAATTGACGTTGATGGCAATTTCGCTGCGATCACTGCGGCTGGCGCGTACACCGTGGACTGGGGCGACGGCACAACAACCAATCACGCCACCGGCACAACGGCTCAAAAGCAGTACGACTATGCGACGATCAGCAGCACTGGAGAATCGACGCTCGGCTACAGGCAGGTGATCATTCAAGTCTATCCGCAGAGCGGACAAAACTTGACAAGCGTGAATCTCTCCGTCCGACACAGCGCGACAGCCAACAACTATTCTAGCGGCTGGTTGGATGTTGTGGTCAATGGCAACTCCATCGCGACGTTGGTATTTGGCGGAGCTAATGTGGCCGCCCGGTATCTCCAGCAGGCCACGGTGCTGCAAAATGCACTAACGTCCACAGCAAGTATGTTTCAGAACTGCCATGTGCTTCAGTCGGTGCCGCTGTTCAACACAGCCTCTGTAACAACGATGACAAGCATGTTCCACGGCTGTCACTCCCTTCAGACCGTGCCGCTGTTCAACACAGCGCTGGTGACCAACATGTCCAATATGTTCTCCTACTGTCACTCCCTTCAGACCGCGCCGCTGTTTAACACCGCCGCAGCGACGAACATCTCCGGTATGTTCTCAAACTGTTATTCCCTTCAGTCGGTGCCGCTGTTTAATACCGCCGCAGCGACGAACACCTCCAGTATGTTCGCAAACTGTTATTCCCTTCAGACCGTGCCGCTATTCAATACGGCACTGGTGACCAACATGTCCGCTATGTTTCAAAACTGCCCATCGCTTCAATCTATTCCGCTATTCAATACGGCGATGGTGACCTTCATGTCCAATATGTTTCAAAACTGCCAATCGCTTCAAGCTATTCCGCTATTCAATACTGCATCTGCTACTAGCATGGATCGTATGTTTAGCGGATGCTCGGGGCTTGTGACGGTTCCGCAACTCAATACGTCGGCGTGCGTAAATGCTTTCCAGATGTTTAACCAAGCCTTTTCTTTGGCTTCTTTGCCAGCGCTAAACCTGCCGGCTGTGTCATTAGCCGCTAACATAAGTGGATTTGTATCCCAATGCCCTTCGCTTGCATCCGTCGCTTGCACCGGCATCAACCAGACGGTGTCGTTTGCGTCCTGCAAACTCTCTGCGGCACAGATCAACGCAATCTTCACCAACCTCTCGTCATCCGGCTCTGGCAAGACGATCACGGTCGCTGGAAACTACGGTGCCGCGACCTGCACTCCATCTATTGCCACCGCCAAGGGATGGACGGTGACGACATGAGCGAAGAGGCAGGGTTCTACAAGCGCGACCCAGATTCGGGCGAGTTGTTGTTTGCGCCGAATGGTGTCTACGGGCCGGGGTTTACGTTGCTCGCACCGCAGCGCGCGGAATACAGCTACCCAGTGGATGGCTGGGGGTGGTTTGAAACCCGCGAAGAGGCGACGAGGGCGTGGCGTGAAGGGTGAGCCACTCTCCCGTGAATACTTGCTCGCCAGAGGAAAATGCTGCGGCATGAGCTGCGTGAACTGCCCGTATGGAGATGAGCAGTGCTCAATTGGCTGCGAAGACAAACCGACGACCTCTTCGGTCGCTCAGGCGCATGGGCCAGGGTGAGGCGGGAGCATCTATCCAGGGAGCCGGCCTGCATCGCGTGCGGGCGCGACGATGAGCTGGAGGTGCATCACATCCAGCCGTACCACGCAGACCCGGCGCTCGAGCTTGATCCCGGCAACCTCGCGACCATGTGCCGAGACTGCCACTACTCCGTCGCGCACGCCTACGACTGGAGGTCGTGGAGGCCCGACGTGCGGAGGATTGCCGAGGCTATCAAGACCGCTGAAGTGAAACGCTAGACCACCTTCGGCAGCACGCTCGGGGCGGGCACGCCTGGGCTGACGATGCGAGGGTCGAGGTACTTCTTCGTCACCGCTGGGCTGGAGTGATCAAGAAGTCGCTGGGCCGACCCGCCGGCAGCCTCGTAGTAGCTCGCCGTCGTCTTGCGGATGCGGTGAAACTTGCACCGGCGGTCGCTGGGCAGGCCCGCCCGCTGGAGGATGATCTTCAGTATCCGCCAGAGACAGGTGTGGTGCCGATCCCACGGGATCGCGGTGTCGTCGGGGCCGCGGCGAATCGCCAGGAGGGCGTCGGCGCACTCGACGCTGATCTCGCGGAGGATGTCCCGCCGCCTGCCCTTCCGCTCCTCGGCCCTGAAGATGACGTTGCACCCGCGCACGTCGGAGGCCCGCACCTCGACGACCGAGGCGATGCGCTCCCCCGTGTCGTAGCACAGCAAGAGAATGGCCTTCCACACCGAGGCGGCCTGAAAGCCACCGATGCGGCCTTGCTCCTGGGCGGCAGACGCCAGGATCGCCTTCATCTCGTCAGTCAGCCACGCCTCTGGGATTCGCTCGGGCACGATGATCCTGGGCACCTGCGGCCAAGTGTCACAGAGCTTCCGGCGGGCGCAGAACTCCCAGAGGGCGCGAAGCTGGGCCCGGTCTTTCGCCGCCGTGGCCGCCGACATCTCGCGGACGCGGTGGGCCAGAAAACGGGCAACCGCGAGTTCTTCGAGGTCGCTTGTCTCTGGCGGTCGCCCGAGCACCGCCCCCCAGGAGCGGAGGGTGTAGCCATAGAGGGTGATGGTGCGGTCGCTGACTCCGGTCAGCGGAGCGTAAAGATCGACGAGAACGCGATGCAATGTCACGGTGTGATTCTCCCTCTTGAGAAGTACCACCTCCATGCGAAACAGCAATCCCGACGCGCCCCCCCGGTGGGGGGCGCGAATGGTCGGTTTTTGCGGCCTATAGCAGCTTGGCTAACTTTTCCGGCGTCAGGACAAATGCGTTCGTGAGCCGGCAGGTCGGCCACTCGGCCCCAATGGTCAGCCGCCATTTTTTTCTCGCCTTCTCCACGGCCAGAGCCGGGGTGTCAGTCACAACCACGATCTCGTCGGCGTCCTCGACGGCGTTCCCAGAGTCCGACCACTCGCAAATCACGGTGTAGCGGGGCATCAGGCACCTCCATGTGTCCTTGTGGCGGCTGGCTTTTTGCCGGCCGGTCGGGCACCATGCGGGGGTGCCCGACGCCACTATTCAAATCCCCTATCCTCCATTTGTAAATAGGAGCCGTGGCGGTTTTTCGGGAAATTGGCTTTTGTCCCTGTCCCAGGGGTATCCTGCCCGTGGCGGCAAGACCGCCAGAAGGCGGACACATGGCGAAGAAGAAGCAGATCGATCAAGCGATTGGAAGCTGGGAGGCGGCGTGCCTCCTGGGCGTTCATTGGACGACCCCGGCCCGAATGGTCGAAAAGGGGCTCCTGACGAGCCGCACGCTGGCATCCCCAGTGGTCAGCGACCCCGAGCGGGTCTTCACGGTCTACTCGCTCGCCGAGTGCGAGGCAGACTGGGAAGAATACGCCGAACAGTTGAAGCATGGCGGTTCTGGCAAACGGCCGCGTGCTGGAGTCGACCTCCGGCCTCCGATGGTCAAGGCGCTAGCCGCGCTCGAGCACAAGATCGCATTCGGCGATGCCGTCTCCACGGGTGAGGCCGCAGAGATCATGGGCGTCCATTGGACGTTTCCGCCGCGGATGGCGCAGCAGGGAAAGATCGTCGGTCGCATCGTCGTGAACGCGAGGAACAAGCGAAGCCGATGTTGGATTTTCTCGCGGGCGAGCTGCGAAGCAAACGTGTCCACTGCCCGCCGTCTCCAAGCCGCTGGCAAGAAAAAAGGCCGGCACCGAAACCTCGCTTGACGAAGTGTTGATCAGTCGCCTATCATCCTGCCCACGCAAAGGAGTGCAGCAGGATGTTGTGGACCCATCAGCAGGAAGCGATCTCGTGGGCCGACGGCCGCAGGGATGTCCTTCTCTGGATCGGCATGGGGGCCGGGAAAACACGCACGACGCTCGAGATCATCAAGCGGGCCATGCTGGCCGGGTCGTTTCGTCGCATTCTCGTCGGCTGCCCGAAAGCCGTGATTCCCGCCTGGGCGAAGCAGGCGGCGATGTGGCTGCCTGAAATCCGCGTTGTCTTGCTTGACCGCGGCACCTCGGCCGACAAAGGCCGGCAGATCGTGGCAGCGATGGCCGATACGTCGCCCGTGATCATCGTCGGCAACTACGAGTCGCTTTGGCGAATCAAAGAAGTTGAAAAGCTCTCCTGGGACTGCCTCGTGTGGGACGAAGTCCATCGCCTCAAGTCACCGTCGGGGGCGGCGAGCAAATGGGCGGCAAAGCTGTGCAAGAAGAACCCGACCGCGAAGCGGATCGGACTCTCGGGCACGCTCCTCGCCCAAAGCCCGCTCGACGCCTACGGGACATGGCGAGCCGTCGAATCGCCGGAATGTGCCACCTTTGGCACGACCTACACGCTGTTCAAGGCCACCTACGCGATCACGAATCCAGCCATCCCCGGCATGGTCATCGGCTGGAGGAACAAGGAGCAGTTTGCGGCCAGGGTCGCGGCCACGACGTTCCAGCGCAAAAGCGAGGATGTCCTTGACCTGCCGCCGATTCACCACGTTGAAGTGCCGGTCGAAATGACGGCCAAAGAAGGCAAGGTATACACGCAGCTTGAGAAGGACTTCTGCGCCGAGGTCGACGGGGGGTACATCACTCCCCAGAACGCGATGGTCGGTCTGCTGCGGATGCTCCAGGCCACCAGCGGCTTCATGCGGCTCGACGACACCGTCGCCGCGAGGCAGATCGACGAGACCCCGTCGAAGCGGGCGGCGTTCGCGGAGATGCTTGAGGATATGCCCGAGCACGAACCGCTCGTCGTCTTCTGTCGGTTTCGCAGCGACATCGACAGCGTCCTCCACGTTTGCGACCAACTGGGTCGCACGGTGGGCGAGTTGTCGGGTAAAGTGGACGACCTTGCCGCGTGGCAGGCCGGGAAGACCGCCGTGCTGGTCGCTCAGATTCAAAGCGGCGGCATCGGCATCGACTTAACGCGGGCGAACGTGGGCGTCTTCTACAGCCTCGGCCACTCGCTCTCCGAATGGCTCCAGGCGATCGCCCGACTGCACCGCCCCGGCCAGGAACGACACACGCGATTTTTTAGTCTGGTTGCACAGCTACACGGCAAGACAACGGCCGACGGCCGCGTGTATGAAGCCCTCTCCAATCGAAAGGAAGTGATTGATGTCGTCTGCAATTCCTACCGTGCAAGACAGTGCGCTGTCGACCGCACTTGAACAGATCAGTCAGATCGACCGCGAAATCGACGTGGCCGAGCTGACGGTGAAAGAACTGAAAAAGAAGCGGGATGTGCTCGCGAATCTGGCCGTCGAGGAGATGACGGCGGGGAGACTCGACGGAGTTCGGGTCGCCGGACGGAGTTGGCGAGTCGAGTGGGATCACTCGATCAGCGCCACGGCCGAAAACAAGGATGCGGTCTTGGCTGCGGCACGGGCGGCAGGGATGGAGAAGCAGCTCATTGGCGTGAACACAAGCCAATTGAAGTCTGTGCTCAAGGAGATGCACAAGGCAGCGGGAAAGGATGCCCGCGAGCCTTGGGCCGACGGCACGGCGTTCGCCGGCCTCGTCAGCGAGTTCGTTCGCCCCGTCCTGCGGCACCTCACGGTTGGAGGTGGCTCGTGAGCAACGTCATCTCGCGACGAGTTGAGTTCCTCCCCAGCGGCGGCACCTGCACCACGATTGAGTGGGAGGGCGGATTCAAGGTCTCGACCTACACGATGCCGACGCCCGACGGGGGCGTCTTGATTCGGCAGAACCGTGGCCCTCGCTACTCCCCAGGCAGCAACGGCTACCAGCGGGCGATGCGGACGATCGACGCCCGCGTTGAAGGCGGCGTGATCACGGCTGACGAGGGGCGGCGGATGGAGGAGGACTGCATCACGCGGCTCGACCGCGAGGGCTGGTGACAAGCGTTGCCGTCTCGGCGTGTTGCCGGGGCGGTGTGTTGATGGATCGATGACAAGCTCTAGGAGAAAACCATGAGCACAGCAATTTCGACGAACCTGAAGACGATCGACTACCCCGCGCTCTCGCCGACCAGTCGGCAGGCGCGGATCATCCAGGCCAATCTGGAAGGCGAGCCGATGCGGGAGCAGGACTTGATCCGCGTCCCCACGCCGGCCGGTGGGGGTACGATGTGGAGCATCGACAATCAGGGCAACGTGGAGACGACCGAGGAGATCGTCGGCCTGCTCGTCGCCGAGGGTCGCCGCGGCACGCTCTGGCCGAAAGACGACCCGTCGGATATGCGTCCCGTGATCGTGACGCACGATCTGCTCGTCGGATACCGCGTCTCGGATGATCTCGGAGATTGTGATCCAAAGGCCCTGGAACGGTATCGTATCGGCGATAGGAAATATGACTGGGCGGCACTGTCTACCGGCCCAGAGTTCGGTTGGGGTAGCGGCAAGGGCGGCGGACGCAGCCGGAAGGTCAAGGAAAACCGCGTGCTCGCCATCCTCCGCGAGGGCGAGACATGGCCGATGCTTGTGACCGTCGGGCCGGGGTCGCTTGCGAACTGGCTGCCGTTCAGGAAGCGGATGCCCTCGTTCGTCTACGAGTGCGTCATCGGCCTGAAGCTCCAGAAGATCAAGAATGCTGGCGGCCAGCCTTACTCGCAGATCGTGCCGCGAATCGTCGGCACCGTCAGCGAGGAGCAGGGCGATGTCGCTCTGAGGGTCTACCACACGCCCCTGACGCAGATGTTCAACGCGCCGCCCGCCGGTGCCACCGTGAACGCTGCCGACCTGGGCGACGAGTAGTTCTTTGCCGTCGGGCCGGCGGCGAGACACGCCGGTCTCCATCGTCCCTGCGTGCCGGTCGCCTATGCCTCGGCGTGGCGTCGTAACCCGAGGAAGTCGTCGCAGCTCACCCGTGCCAACTCTCGCGGGCCTGTGATGGCGAATTTAAACCCCGCGGGGCCGTCAGCTTTTGGCGGCTCCGCGGGGGGTTCTTTGCACAACAAACCAAAGGAGTGGATCAATGAGTTGGAAGGCGATATCGAGCGACAAGGAAAAGTATCAGGCGTATCTATGTAGTCGCGAGTGGTGCGCCAGACGCGAGGCCGTCAGGAAGCGAAGCGACGGCAAGTGCGAACGATGTCGCGTGAACGAGATGGATCACGTTCATCATCTGACATATGCCCGCAAATACGACGAGCCGCTGGATGACCTCCAGGCTCTCTGCAAGCAGTGCCATGAGTTTACGCACGGCAAGTGCGATTATGACCCTCGGGTCAACTCGCCGCTGTTTCTTGAGAGAGGAAAGCCAATCCGATCTGTCTATCTGGCAGGGAAAATCACTGGCGACGATTGGCGCGACGAGATAGTTGATGGCTGGAGCTACCAGAACCACTCTCCGTTTTATTATCAAGCAGTCGATTCTGACAGAGGCGACAAATGGGAAGTGGTTCCTCGCGCTGTTTCAGCGGCGTTTGGGTCTCGCCTTGATTACTTAGGGCCGTGGTGGTGCGATTTCGGTAGAGGCGGCGGTCACGGAGACTCTAATTGGTGCGGCGAGCCTCACGCATACACGCCCGTTGAATTTGATGATCACGGGGTCGGCGCGCTCCCGAGCGGAGCTGACCGAAGGCGTGCAATGTCGATCGTTCACAAAAACATCGACTCGGCGATCACTAAGTGCGACCTCCTGTTTGCTTGGATCAACTCAGACGACTGCTTCGGCACAATCTTTGAGATCGGATTGGCTGTCGCGCGAAGGAAGACAGTGGTCGTCGCAAGTCCGAAGGAATTCGATGATCACCAGATGTGGTTGTGCCAGCAGTTTGCGGCGACTCGCATTTTTGCGAATACGGCGGGAGAGGCGTGGAAGAAGCTCTGGAACCAAGTGGAGGCGAATGTATGAACGACATATTCAAAGCAGCAGCAGGATACGCCGCCAATCAAGGCTGGCCGATGGTGCAGAACTGGGGCATGCGAGAAGACGGCGGGTGCATGTGCCATCGCCGCAAGTCATGCGCCACCCCAGGGAAGCACCCCATCCACGATGACTGGCTTCTTCATGTCACAACAGACGAAGACGTGATTGCGTCGTGGTTCGAGGATGACGCGATGTTCAACATCGGCCTCCCCCTCGGCCCGTCCAGCGGTGTGATCGATACCGAATGGGACGACGAGAAGTCTTTTGCCACGGCGAAGAGGTTTGGCCTGCTCAACATCCCGACCCCCGGCTTCGTCTCCTCTCGTGGCGGTCACAGGCTCTGGAAGATGGACAAGCGTCTGATCGACATCTCGAAGGGCGTCAAGAAGATCGACGGACTGGAGGTGCGGTTCGGTGGTGGCGGCAAGATGACGCAGTCCATCATCCCGCCCAGCGTGCATCACACGGGCAAGAAGTATGCGTGGGAGCCCGGTAGATCGCCGGATGAGGTCGAGCTGGCGACGATGCCAGAAGCTCTTGTGCTCGCGGTCATCGCCGCATGCGGTGGCGAAGGGGGGGAAGGCGAGATCACCAAAAACACGATCTACGAGCGGATCATTCAGGAGGGCGAGCGGAATGATGCTCTCGTCGCCTGGATTTCGTCAGAGATCATGCGGATGAGAGACCCACACGACCCCGTCGAGCAGCAGAACGTGCTGATGATCTGCCGGTCGCTCAACCAAACGCGGCTCGCAGACCCCCTAAAAGACCCGCAGGTCGTCTCAATCTGGCAGGGGCAGCTCCGCTGGGGCATGAAGGCTAGGGCGTCTGGGGCCACCAAGATCGCCAGCACCGACAAGGATGCCGACGAGAAGGTTCGCGAGATGAAGGCGAAGAGTCCACATACCGCCAGCGGTCTGGAAATCCGCAGCGGCGAGTGGTTCCCGGGTCTGTGGCGGCTCACAGTCGTTCACTCCGACCCCAAGGAGTTTCGCCTGGGCGTGCCCCTGCCTGGGGCCACCCAAGATGACGAAGAAGACGAGAAGATGCGGGTCTTCGTCTCGCTGACCAGCGCCGACTGGTCTAGCCCCATCGCCGTCGCCAGGAAGGTGCTCGAGGCCACAGGCACGATCGACGTGACCGACCCGAACCCCAAGGAGTGGGCCAAAATCTGGAACGGCTACTCCTACAAGCCCGAGGGGGAGAAGAAGACGGTCAAGGTGCGCGGCCTCAAGGTCAAGTTGATGGATGACCGCGACGAGGAGTGGCCGCCGGCCGAGCAGCAGCGGTATGCGGTCGTGGCTGGGTGGCTGCTAGACGGCTTGTCGAACATCGCCAAGCCGGAGCCGGACATGGACGACTCCATGCCCCACCCGTCGGGCAGGCCATGCTGGGTGCGGTCTGGCGACGGCACCTACGAACTCTACTTCTCGTGGACTCGCGTATTCGAGGACATCCAGAAGACGAGGAAGGTCAGGCTCAACGAGGGCGACATGGTGGCCCTGAAGAGGCGGATGCTGGCAGCCGCGGAAGAGAACGAGTTCAAGATCGAACGGGTGCGGACGGAGACCGGAGTCAGGCGGCGCTACGTCGTCTGGACGCAAGCCCATATTGCCCATCTTGAAAACATTGCCCATCCTGACGGCATTCTTGGCCCAAAAGCCCTTATATATAGGGGCCAAATTGATTTTCAGGAACCAATTGTAGACGCGGGAAAGCTGGTTTGTGGGCCAGCGTGACGTAAGTGGCTACTGACTAACACTTTAGGGTGGACCGAAAACCCGCCCACAAAACCCCAAGGAAGGAAAAGCGGTCCAATGCAAGTTGCAAGGCTCATCGGTGGTGCTGGAACAGGGAAGACAACGGAGTTACTCGGGATCATGAAGTCGGTGCTCGAGCAGATCGGCGACACGCCGTCTGCCATCGGGTTTGCCAGCTTCACGACGGCGGCCCGCGAGGAGATGGTGAACCGGGCGGCAGCGGCGTTTGACTGCCACCCCTCCATGCTGGACAAGCATGGCTGGTTTCGGACGGTGCATTCGACGTGCTTCAAGATGCTCGACCTGAAGACCGAGCAGATGCTCACCAGGGACGACAAGGCGTCGAAATGGATCGCCGACCGGCTCCGCGTCTCGGTCTCGTGGAAGAAGGTCGGGGATAGCGGGTACGCGGCCTGTGTGGGCGACGACGAGGCGGCTGCCTCCCTGACGCTCTGGGACATCGCCAGAAGCCGTATCGTGCCTTTGGCCTCTGTTCACGCCGAGAAGTCCCATGCGGGGCTGGACGTGCCTCCTATCGCCACCGTGAGGCATTTCATCAGGAAGTACGAGGATGCCAAGCGGATCGACGGCAAATCCGACTTCGTGGACATCCTCGGCCGGTATGCCGGAGTGAGGTTCCCTTTGGAGGGGCCGGAGGAAATGGAGCCGGAGGGTGATTTGCCAGAGGGCGTGCAGGCGTGGGTATTCGATGAGGCTCAGGACTCGTCAGCACTGGTCGATCGCGTCTGCCGGCGGTTGGCGTATGGGCGGGGGGTCAAGTGGACGTACCTAGCCGCGGACCCTTTTCAGTCGGTCTTCGGCTTCGGCGGCGCAGACTACAACAACTTCCTGTCGTGGAACGTCGACAAGGAGCGGACGATGCCGCAGTCCTGGCGGTGCCCAAAGCCCGTAATGGAGCTTGGCGAGCGGTGCTTGCGGCGGATGCACAAGGGATACTTCGACCGGAAGATCGCCCCTGCATCCCACGACGGGTGCGTCATCCGCGAGGCGTCCGTCGAGCGGGCGCTGAGTCAGGTCGATGGTAGCCGCTCGACACTGGTGCTAGCTCGCTGCAACTACTCGCTGGCGAAGTTCTCCCAGGTGCTCGAGTCTAGGCGGATTCCTCACGCCGGCATCAACGACAAGGACGACACAAAGGGGCTGGTGGCCTACAACGCCTACTGGAAGCTTCAACACGGCCAGGGCATTGGAGGGCATGAGTGGAAGGCGGCCATCGAGCTGACGCCCGTAAAGGCTACTGGTGACGCCATCTTTCTGCGGCGGGGCGCGAAGTCGGCCTGGAGCAAGGGTGCCAGGGACGACGTTGACTTCATCGCGGCCGACGAAATCGCCGACCTCGGCGGCGTGACTCCGGCCCTGATGGAGCTGATCCAGTCTGGCGGATGGGCGTCCCTGCTGGACGGCGGGAAGAAGTGGTACGACTCTGCAAAGAGGCACGGGCCGGCGACCGCGACGAAGCCGAATGTTCGTCTGTCGACCATTCACGGGGCCAAGGGGATGGAGGCCCAAGACGTGATCCTGGCGACCGAGACGGCCGCCCGCGTCGAGCAGGAGCGAGAACTTGACCCACGGTGCCACGACGAGGAGTGCCGGCTTGAGTACGTCGGCGTCACTCGGGCAAAAGAACGGCTGATTGTGTGCGAATCTGACGAACCCTACGCAATGGAGCTGCCACGCTGATGGACACGCTTTTCGATGTATCTCCCGACGAACCTGTTCGGTCTAAAGGGAAACGCCTTACTCGCGCGCAGCCTGTTGCTCCCTTACAAGAACCAGAAAAGCCGGTTCTTTTTAGGGCATTCCAGCAGGACAGAGCGATCCTGCCCATCGGCATGATCGATCACACCTACGACTGCGCCGACGCCGCCTGCGGCACGCAGCTCCACGACATCCTCCACGAGGATGGCGGCGAGTGGTATCTGTCGTGCGTGTTCTGCCATACCGGCCAGTGGGTAAAGGCGATCAAGGGTCACCTGAAGCCAAAGGAACGTGAGTTCGTGCTGCGAGACGGCCGCTTCGCCGGCCTCACGCTGCCCGAGGTGGAGAAGCAGCCGCGTGGCCTTGACTACCTGAAGTGGGCGGCCGAGAGCCATCCGCGACCGACTGTCAGGGCCGAGTGCCAAAGACATCTAGACAAGACATCTGGTGTTCGTTAGGCTACTGACACCCACATCGGAATGGAGTCCGCGGTTATGTATGGCGCATCTACACGCTTCCGAAAGCACTCTGCCTCGTGCGACACGGTGGAGGTGTCGCTATACATGGCCGGCGACATCGAGCACGCAAAACAAGTCATCAGGTTGTATTGCAAGAACAACCCGACGTGCGTGACCGTGACGCCGACGACGTTCATCTACCGCGGCGGCGAAGAGGCCGGTTTTGTTGTGGGGTTCCGCAACTATCCGAGGTTTCCGACCGACTTGGCCGCGCTTGAGGCTCACGCCGCGCCTCTTGCAGACGAGCTGCGAGAACAGCTTGGGCAGGACTCGCACATGATCGTAACGGCCACAAGTACGACGTGGAGCACCAACCGCGATGCCTGAGTATCATTTTCTCAACCTGGGTGCGGGCGTTCAATCAACTGCTCTGTACCTCATGAGCATCGACGGTAGTGAGCCAGAAGTGCCGAAGTTTGATGCCGCGATCTTTGCCGATGTGCAGGAGGAGCCAGATGAGGTCTACACACACCTCGAGCACCTCAAGACGCTCGGAGGCCCGCCGATCATCGTGACCACTGCGGGCAAGCTTGGTGACGCACTGGATCACAAAGGAAGCGGAAAAACAGGGCACTACACAGCAATCCCGTCTTACACGCTCAACCCGACAACTGGCAGCAGGGGGATCATCCAGCGTCAATGCACCGCCGACTTCAAGGTGAAGCCGATTGAACGCACCATTCGCGAGGAATGCGGAGGTCAGTTTGGTAAGCCCCTGCCGAAAGGCGTCGTTGTTCACCAGTACATGGGCCTATCTTTTGACGAGCCGAAGCGAGTGATCCGAGTTAAGCAGCGGTTCCTCGCCAAGCCAGCAAGCTGGCAAGTTCATTTCCCTCTTTGGGAAATGCAGATGACGCGATCCGACTGCGTGGCGTACCTAAATTCAAGGATAACCTATGAGGTGCCACGATCTGCTTGCGTGTTTTGCCCTTTCAAGGCGGACTCGGAGTGGCGCAGGCTCAAGGAAGAAGACCCGAAGGGCTGGGAGCGGGCGGTGCATATCGACAAGGTGTGCCGCACTGGGAATGGTCTAGATTCCCATCGGTATCTGCACAAGGCGTGCGTGCCGCTTGATCAAGTTGACCTGCGGCCTGCCGACGAGAAGAGCGGCCAGAAGCACCTGTTCAGCGGGTTTCAAGACGAGTGCGAAGGCTACTGTGGCAATTAGGCTACTGGCCGACACTCACAAAGGATCGCCGCCGAAGAAGCCAAGCGAAAACCTATGAAAAAGCGAATCCTAAACCTCGGAGCTGGCGTCCAGTCGACGGCTCTGTACCTGATGGCGATGGACGGCGAGATCGAGCCGTTTGACGTGGCGATATTCGCCGACACCCAGGAGGAGCCGGCTGATGTTTATCAGCACTTGGCTTGGATGGAATCACTGGGCGGCCCCACGATTTTGAAAGCGTCGGCTGGAAGCCTTGGTGACTGCCTGCTTGCCGGCAGCGATGCCCGCGGCAATATGAGGCGAGACGGTTCGCACTTCTCTTCAATTCCCGCCTACGTCATGGACGGAGACAAGAAAAAAGGCATCGGCCAGCGGCAATGCACGAAGGAGTTTAAGGTCGATGTCGTCGAGAGGGTTATCCGCCGTCAGATATTCGGCGTAGAGCCGGGGCGACCGCTGCCGAAAGACTCCGTCTGCGTTCAGCTAATGGGGCTGTCTTTCGACGAGCCGAAAAGAGTAATCCGCGTCAAGCAGCGGTACTCTGCGAGGCCGAAGCAGTGGCTGGTTGAGTTCCCGCTATTTGACCTTGAGATGTCGCGAGGCGACTGCGTGTCTTACCTGAAGGACAGGGTTCCGCACAAAGTGCCACGGTCGGCGTGCGTCTTCTGCCCGTACAAGACCAACAAGGAATGGCTTGAACTAAAAGAGACAGACCCAGTCTCGTGGGCCAGGGCCGTGCAGATCGACGAGGGCGTCCGCGGCGACGGGTCTCGCGGCCTGAACTTCCTTCACCGCTCGTACCAGCCCCTGGCTGTTGTCGACCTGCGATCCGAGGAAGAAAAGTCTGGTCAGAGGTCTTTGTTCTCGAATTTCAACGACGAGTGCGAAGGCATGTGCGGCGTATAGGCTACTGGACGATACTCCCGGCGTAGTTTAGATTCTCCCCGCACACAACGGAAAGGATTCCCGTATGGCACTCTGCTTAACACGTCGCCCCGGTCAGAAGCTGATTCTGGATCGACCGCATATCGAGATCACGGTGGAATCCGTGGTCGGCAAGACGGTGCGTCTGGTCATCGACGCCCCCAGGCACGTCAAGATCGTGCGTGAGGAGCTGATCTATCGGGCTCCGCCGAAGACCGAGGAGGCCGCGTCGTGATCGTCACAGTCACCAAGCAGTTTCACTTCTACGCAGCTCACCGCAACGAAGAGATCGGCGGCAAGTGCGCGAACATTCACGGGCATCGCTACGGTCTGACCGTCACGGTAGCAGGACAAAGAGAAGGCAGCGTGACCGTTCTTTTTGAGCAATTAGAGCGATGGGTGCAGGCTGAAATAATCGATCCGGCAGATCACTCGCTCATGCTGAACCGCGAAGACCCAGCGGCCGATGCCCTTCTGGCATCCGGCGCATGCGGGAAGGTCTTCTGGGTGAGCGGCCCGACATCGTGCGAAAACATTGCAGAGCTTTTTTTCTCAATGTTGCAGTCAGTCTGCGCCTCGGTCGTTTCGGTAACGCTGAAGGAAACCGACACATCCTCAGTCACGGTGACGGCATGAAGCTAAAACTTGCCAGCCAGGGCGTGTATTGGACGATCCAAGGCGAAGGCCACTTCGCAGGCGAGCCGATGGTTTTCATTAGGCTGGCAGGATGCTCCGTCGGCTGTCCGAAGTGCGACACGAACTACAAGCCCTCTCGCGAGGCAACGGTTGATGAGATCGTCGCCGAGTGCGTGCGTGCGCGCGACGAGAACGGCCGTGCGAAGTACGTCTGGGTGACCGGCGGCGAGCCAACCGACCAAGACCTGACCAAGCTAAATCGGGCGGTTTGGGACGCTGGGTTCAAGCCGTGTCTTGCGACCAGTGGCATACGGAAGGTCGGGGGTCACTGGTGGTGGCTTTCCGTCTCGCCACATGCGAACGGCTTTGAGCAGCGGATGGGTGCCGAGCTGAAGCTCGTGCCTGGGCTGAACGGCCTCTCGTTGGACGACATCGACCTCTCTGGCACCGACTTCGGATATCGCTATGTCCAGCCTATGGCGGGCAACGCGGAGTCTCTTGTCGCCTGCATCGAGTGGGTGAAGACCCACAGCGACTACACCCTCTGCCAGCAGAGCCACAAGGAATGGGGTGTGCCATGAAGGCCGTCTACCTAGCTGGGCCGATCAACGGGTGCTCCGACGACGAGTGCATGGCGTGGCGTTCCAGAGCGCGGAAGCTCCTTGAAGGGCAGTTCGACATCTACGACCCGTTGGATCGCGACTTTCGTGGCTGCGAGGCTATTTATGCAGAAGCAATTGTCAACACAGACCTGCACGCGATCGCCGCCTGCGACTTTTTGCTCGTGAACGCTTCTCGCCCCTCCTGGGGGACGGCGATGGAGGTGGTTCGGGCATGGGACAGCGGCAAGGGCGTCGTCGCGTTCTCCGATGCGGAAGCACCAAGCCCGTGGCTGACGGTTCATACACACGCGATCGTCAAGTCGCTCGAGGCCGCCGTTGTGTTCGTGATGAACTTCGACGCGATGGCGAGGAGCCGCACATGACCGTCTACCTCGCCAGCCCCGGCAACCAGCAGCAGGCCGAGCATGTGAAAGATATGCCGGTGCTCCTGTCGTTCGGCTTGTACGACCCGTTTCTGGACAAGTACCAGCATTCGTTCCGTCGGCTGCTGATCGATAGCGGCGCGTACTCGGTGCTGAACTCTGGGCAGAAGATCGACATCGCAGCGTATGCCGACTGGTCGCTCCGCTGGGAGGGCCACGCCGATGCGGTCGCCGGTCTTGACGACATCGCAGGCGACTGGCGGCAGAGCCTCCGCAACTACGAGGCGATGCCGAACGGATTTCCTACTATGCACGACTCTGACCCGCCGGAGTTGCTGAAGGATTTGGTTGCCATCGCTCGCGAGCGAGGCAACTGGATCGGCATCGGCCTTGTGCCGCCCCGCGAAGGCAAGGAGCGGTTCGTTCGCTGGGCATGCGACAACATTCCCGAGGACATGCACATTCACGGCTGGGCCTTGCGAGCGTACACAAAGGTCAGGCGGCTCGACAGCGTCGACAGCACGAACTGGTGGCGCGACGCATTTAAGGTTCGTCGGGATTTGCCGTGGCTGACCTACGGCGAGGCGTTGGAAATCATTGTGAAGCGGTATCAGCGTGAAAACCGCGTGATCGTCGATGACACTCAGAAAACCATGTTTGAGGAGGTCGCGTGAGCAAGAAGAAGCCAGCTTTCAGCGTCGAGCAGTCTCTCGCCGGTATCGCGAAGACGGTCCACGAGCTGCGCGAGGAGGGCGAGTCGACCGACCGCATGGTGGTGGTCGCCAGCAGGGGGCTCGCCGCCTTGACTGCCCGCGTCGAGGCTCTGGAGAAGTCGTGGGCAGCGGTGCTGTTCGATGTCGAGCAGCTCAAGAAGCCGCCCAGAACGTGGTTCCAATTTCTCAACGGCGAGTGATGCTCCTGGGCATGAATGAAATCGAACAGTCGATCAGCGTCTGGCTGAACGTCGCGACGCTCCTCGTGTTCGTTGGGGCGGTCGCGTACATCAGCCTCATCCCGTACATGACGAGGGATAAGTGAAACCCCCTGCACCGATCGACATCGACGACGAGTTGTTCTGCATGGTGTGCAGGCCGTCAGAGGACGGGGCGGCGTCGTATGTCGACTGCCGCTTCGATAGCGTCCCTCCGACGAATGACGATCCAGACTATTCGGAGAATCCAGACGCGCTGCGGAAAGTCGCGGCGTGGCTGGTGAAGGCGGCCGATTGGCTTGAGAAGGAGCAGGGGCGATGATGAAAGACTTTTCATCGGCGTTCGCCGATTTTTTGAATTCAGATGGATCGATGAAGCTGCCAATCACTTTTTATCACGCTTTTGAGGCAGGCCCGATTCACACCAACATCGACCCTGACGGAATCATCGTGACAGTTACAGTGCATTCGATTGACACAGAAGAGCCATGCCTTCTGACGATGCTTTTTCCGATGCCGTTGGGTGCCGCCAAGGCGAAGCTGCGGCAAGGACGGCTTCCTGTTTTGCAAAGCAGCGCGGTAACAGTGCTGCGAAAGATCGACGAAGTAGTCGGAGATTCTGGTGAGCGGTACTCACGGTTTAAGGTCGAGGTGACATGACCCCCATCGAAGACAAAGCCCTCGCCGCCTTCCTTCTGGGCGTTCCTGCCGCGATGGCCGGCACGACCGACGACGCCGTGCCGGACGCGAGGTACATCGAGTACGGTTCTCGATTCCGCGATTACACAGTTCGCTTCTCCGGCCGCGACGATGACGGCAAATACTCGGAGGCGACGGCAACTCTGCTGTCCCCGCACTGGGCGATCACTGCGGCGCACGTTGCCGTCGGCGTCAGCGGGATCACGCTGTCGAACCGTCTGGTTGACCGAGTGGTCATCCACCCGGACTGGGACGACGACAAGAACGGATTTCACGATCTGGCCCTGCTGCACTGTGACAAGCCCGCTGGCATTGCCTACTATCCACCACTTAGCGACGGCGACGAGAAGGTCGGACAGACGGTCAGCATCGTCGGCTACGGCCTCTACGGGAAGCTGACTGCGGGGCACGAGGGCTACGACGGCAAGCTGCGGGCGGGGACGCAGACGATCGAGCGTTTCGAGCGGTCGGTCATCGTCTGCCACGCTCAGTGTGGGACGAGCACGCTCGAGTTCTGCATCTCGCCTGGGGACTCAGGAGGCCCGCTTTTCGCCGGAGGCAAGCTGGCCGGGGTCAATAGTTTCACGATGGCCCCGAGGGGGCCGCTGAAGAGCCGCCAGGGCGAGGAGACGGCGCACACGCGGGTGAGTTTGTATCGGGAGTGGATCAAGGAGGTAACCGGAGAATGAGCGTCGAACGACTTGAAGAGCTTACCGAGATCAACCCCGAAGCGCTCCTGGCCGACGGCCTCGAGTCGGCGTTCATCGGCTACACGGCGAATCATCATCACGCCGTCGTCGCCGTCTACGACTACGACAAGTGCGTCCAGGCTCTCGTCGACCGCGACGGCATGACGCACGAGGAGGCCGACGAGTTCCTCGAGTTCAACACGCTCGGAGCCTACGTCGGCGAGAACGGCCCGCTGTATGTGAGGCTTGGTTAATGGAACTCTTCATCCTCAAGACCTCCCGCCTGCGCCGCTCCGAGCGGCGATTCATCGCCGACCACCTGACGCGACCGGAGAGCGAATTCCAGCGTGCTCTGCTCGCCGGCACCGTGACCGGCACGATCGCCATCTGCCTAGATCAAGGCGAGATCATTGGATGGGCGAGGACTGAGGTCTGGCAGGGCATCCCGACGCTTGAGGCGTTCGTGTCGCCCGCCTACCGCCGCCGCGGCGTGGCAACGCTCTGCGCCGCCGGCCTGCGGACAGAGGGCGTGTTCCGCGACCACGAATTCGTAGCCGTATTCCGGCCGACGATGATCCCGCTCGCCCGCCGACTGAATCTGTCGACCGCGACCTTCGACCGGAAGCCCGACGGGACGTGGCGAGAGGCGAAAGCGTGACGCCCGAAGACAAGCTCCTGATCGCGCTGCGGATGATGAACATCGAGCGGATGTTGTCCACGACGATTCCGGCGATCAAGGCGACTGCGAGGGCTGCACAAGAGGTAGAAGCACTGGGGCTGGCGACTGCATCGTATTTGCTGGCGGAGTCGGTCGAGGTGTATGCCACTGAGATGAGGAAGTTCGTCGACAGCATCGATCAGTCTTGACAGGTTGACTACCGCGCCAGACAATGCCGGCCGGTTTGGTTTCCGTTTCACTTCATGGAGGATTTTCGCATGCGTTCCTTTTTTCTTGTTTTCGCCATCGCCTGTTGCACCACGGTCGCCAGTGGCGGCGACGTGATCGTGACAACGACGACCGTGATCTCGGCGCAGGAGACGGCCGACGAGTGTGCTCGAACCGGGCTGCTCAAGCACTGCCGCGTGCTCGGCGGTCGCCGCGAGGGCATCGGCTTCTCGACCGTCAGCCCCGAGGCGGCGGAGAAGTCGGCGTGCTTCTACTCCGAGGCCGTCCGCGGTCGTTACCGCATCGTCGAGCGAGGGTATGCCTACTCGCCGGCTCGCCGCGGCTGGTTCGCGGTGCTCCGGTACAGCGGGAATTGATCTTATTCATCCGCGCCGCGCCGGGGGTGGTGGTTCTCGTCTGCCACCGCCCCCGGCCCCCGATGGGAAAACACCATGCAAGACCTAATCGAAAAGATTGAATCCTGGGCCCGCGATCGGCGGATCATCCCGAACAGCACCCCGATGGCCCAGTTGATGAAGACGGTCAGCGAACTCGGCGAACTCGCCGACGCCACGCTCAAGAACGACCGCGAGGGCATCGTTGACGGCGTGGGCGACGTGATCGTGACGCTCATCATCTACGCGGCTCTCCAGGGCGTGACCGTCGAGGACTGCCTCGCGTCGGCGTATGGGGAGATCAAGGACAGGAAGGGCACGCTGACGCCGGAGGGCGTGTTTGTCAAGGAGACATGAAATGTTCGACTGGCTGTTTGGTAAGAAGCGAATTCGCCTGCTTGAGTCCAAGCTGGCCGACGCGAACGGAATTATCTCCAAGCTCGACGAGATGTGGAAAGCACGGTGCCGGGAGTGCGAGCAGCAGCGTGTGCTCATCACCGCGCTCCGCGATGTGAACGCGACCCTGGACAAGCGGTGTAACGATCTTGAGGGAGTTCGATGAGTCCCGAACTTGAAAACAAGCTGTACGCCGACTTTCCTCTGCTATTCGCGAATCGCGAAAGCAGGGGGAGCTGCATGGTCTTCGGATGCGAACACGGCGACGGCTGGTACGGCATCCTGCGTGCGGCGTGCAAGGAAATCGCAAGGCACGCAGGGCCGCACTTTCAGTTCACTCAGGTGAAGGAAAAGTACGGCACGCTGCGTCTCTACTTCGTTGGCGGCGACTCGTACTGCGAAGGCGTCATCGACATGGCCGAGGCTATGTCAGCCGTAACGTGCGAGCAGTGCGGCAATCCGGGGAAGCCGAACGACGGCGGATGGATTACGACTCTCTGTGAGGGGTGCCGGAAGTAATGCCACACGTCATCATTCGATTCAGATTGCCAGAGGATCAAGGCGACTTCAACGCTGCGATGCAGGGGCGTGACGCCAAGAGCGTCATCTGGGAAGTGGATCAATACTGCCGAACTATCCTGAAGCACGGCGAGCCGAGCGATGACGAGCGGCGGCACCTTGGGCGGATACGCGACATACTGCGAGAGCGGCCGGGACTGCTTGATGACTGAGCGAAACTGGATTCCCGTGAGCGAGCGACTGCCGGAGATCGCCCCGCTTGGCGTTACTGCGACTGTCATCGTTGCCCATGCCGAGTACGACACCAACAGAGAGCCGACAGGAAACGTCAAGGTTTCTCCAGCGTCATTCCTCGGCAGTGACCAACAAGGGCCGTTCTTCAAGAGCATGATCAACGGGCGGCGTCTTGACTCAAAGGCGTGGATGCCGCTCCCAGAGCCACCGGAGGTAGAGTAATGGGCATCACAAAAGCCGACTTAGACGCACAGCGTGCCATGCTGAAGCGTGGCGAAGAGAGGCGAAGAGCAGCCAAGCAGGAGAAAGAACGCGAGCGACTCCGCGACACGTTCGCCGCTGCGGCGTTGACGGGGCTGCTTTCACGCTCCATCGCGCCAGAACAGGCGATGAGCCAATACGTTCGCATAGCAGCAGCCTATGCCGACGCTATGCTCCGCGAGCGTGAGCGAACAAATCATGACGCTGTGCCGGAAGCGATAGCCTATCCATCTGAATCCTCCGTTCCACGGGGGAATGGGGGCGGATGCGGCGGGACTGATAAACCCGTTACGCTACCCGCTATGGGCACCGGCGACATTCCAGTTTCCAGAACGCGAGGACGGGTAGGCACGATACTATCCGAGGCCGAAATCGACGCTCTGGAATACGTCGCCGAGGAGGGACGCATCGCCAGCATGGATGATTACGGCATCCTGCGGTCGCTGCTCGTCAGGGTGCGGCCGGAATGGGAGAGCCAATCGTATGAGAAAAACGACGAAAAACGCACGAACGCTGCTATGAATCGGGACGCTACACCGAGCGAGGGTAGTGTGCAGGGCGAGGGTGCGCTCACTGACGCGGAGCGAGAGGCGATTTCATTTTTTGCTACGTTACGCGGCGGCGACTTTGATTCCTGCCTACCGCGCGCCGCCACCCTCCGAGAACTGCTGGAGAGACTGAAGTGAAAACAAAGCCCGTAGCATGGCGTGTAACAAGCGAAGGCCAGTCGTACATCTACTACACCAAATCAGAAGCGATGTTTTGGGCCGATTTTAAAGCTGGCTACAGTACCACTCCTGTTCTGGTGAGTCCGCTGTTCGCCGGAGATTCAAAAGAGTTCGCGCCGCGAGCCGCAAAACGACGGAAGCCAGTAAAGCTGTGGATCAGAAAGGTCATGTGGTAGGAGGAATTATGAGACTTCAACACGCTGGGTCATGCGATGAATGCGGAACCAACACTGGGCCGTTCGTCCACTTCGGAGGTGGAACGATGGCGTCCGAGGATTGCTTGATTTGTATGCCGTGCATTTACGCTGCATACAGGTCTACGCACTTGCTGACGATGGTGAATGGGCCGATGGCAGGAATGCGAATGGACGCATCTACGGAGAAGATGAAGCCATTCGTAGACACAAATGGGCGAGTGTATTGGTACGAACTCTCCGATTGGAGTAGGGAAGGCGAAAACACTCCCCACTGCGTGTGGCTGTTTCGCGGCGAGACTGACTCCTACTCAAAACCACCAGAGGTGAAGAGATGAGCAAACCCGTCGCCTACGCTGCCGTTGCTGCTGATGGCAGCGAATCTGTCTATGTTGCGAGTCTCAAGGAACAGGCGGAGGAATGCTGCCGAGAGAACGGGTGGTTTCTTTCGCCTCTCTACGCTGCTCCTCCGACATGGCAAGAGGAGGTAGCCGCAGTCGAAGCCGCGTTTGAGAGAAGCGGCGTGCAGCCGACATGGCCCGATGACGAGGCGGGGAATGTCGGGCCGATGGCCGAAGCAATGGCAGATGATATTGAGCGTCTGCGACTCGCCGCCGATGAGCGTGAGGCGATTGCATTTTTTGCTGAGTTACGCGGCGGCGACTTTGATTCTTGCTTACCGCACGCCGTCACGCTTCGCAACCTGCTGGAGCGACTCAAATGACCCAAAACGACGACACGTCACCGAAACCTGTCGCCGCCAGCGACATCGTCGCCGACGCACGGCAGTGGCTCGCGGACATCGGCGGCGAGCGTTTGCAAACGCACTCTGATAACTGTCACCAGTGGCACTCGACGTGCCTCGTCGGAAAGCTGATCAGAGAGATCGAGGTGCAGCGGGCCTGCACGGCGGCGGGTCGCGACGAGATTACGCGACTACGCGATCTCGTCGATGGCCTGGGTGCCGCCATCGAAACGGCCGGCTACATCTACCGCAACACCGACTCCGGCCCCAATCTTGTTCGACCGTAAGTTCTGTTTCGTTTCATCACTTCAAGGAGGAATCCTCATGCACTGCCCCCCAGTCGACCTCAAGCACCTCACGCAGCTCTGGAAAAGCGAGATGAAGAGCGACCAGATATGCCTGGAACTCGGCGTGACTCGCGGCCACCTATACAACCTCGTCCGCAAGCACGCCCTGGGCTGCCGGCCGCCGCAGTTTAGCGCAGCCAGGAACACCGAGACCCCCGACCCCACCGAGGCCGAGATCGCCGAGCGGGCCGCCGCCATCCGCGCAACGTGGACGCCAGAAGAGCGGCGCAACCGTCTGGCGAAGTGCTACCGCCCGAAGCGGGTCGAGATCAGTAACTTTAACTTCGACCGCGAGACGTATTCTTTTTCGTCTTGACGAATAGACTACTAATACCCACAATCAAGGGATGCAACGGAAAGCTCCTCTGGAGAAGACCATTGTTGCAAACGTCATGGCTCAAGGACGAGCCTTGGGCTTCTGGGTCACGAAGTTCCACGGGAACGCCTACACCATGTCGGGCGTGCCCGACGTGCTGATGATCAAGGACGGCAGGGCGTTTTGGCTTGAGTGCAAACGCCCAGGCGAGGAGCCGACGAAAATCCAGAATCACCGGATGCGGGAACTCGCATCGGCAGGATGCCCCGTAGCCGTCGTTACCTCGGCGGCAGATGCACGGCATTTTCTGGAGAACGTCTCGTGAAGGTTGCCCTGGTGACGAGCGTGTCGGCGAACATCGCTGAGTTGGCGTCCGTTACGGTGCCAAATAAGCTGGAATATTGCATCCGACACGACTACTCGCTGATTGTCGACAACCGCCCTTATGCCGAGGCTATCCGCGATATCCGCAGGGTGCTCGTCCCCCTACTTGAGGTCTACGACCTCGTCTGGACGCTGGACTGTGACGCCGTCATCACCGACATGACGAAGCCGGTGCATACCCTGCCCTGCTTGGGCCAAGGGGTCACTGTCTGCGAGGAAGGCATCGTCGGGTGGAACAGGCTGAACTGCGGCAGCATGGTATGGCGGGCAGGCTCGCGGTCGCGATACCTCCTTGAACGCATCGACGAGTCGGTTACCGAGTGGGCCGCCGCGCCCTGCGTCTGGCAGACGTGGCTCGGGCAGTATGCACCGGCTCTGTCTGACGAGATGACCGTCGCACCGCTGCGATCGTTCAACTCGTGCGCGTGGAACCGCCCAGGCGGCTCTAGCGGCGACCCCGGCAGCCACTGGGAGCACGGCGATTTTGTGTTTCACCCGTGCGGCGTGTTTCCGCATGAAGAGCGGATTGGGATCATTCGATCCGTACTTGATGCGGGAGTTTCCAGATGACCGGCTGGCGTGAATTCGTCGACTTCCTTGACGACTCGCATCCGATGACGACCGACCGTCGCCACATCGCGAAGCTCTGCGAGGCCGTCGAAGGCCAAGCGTGGCGAATCCTTGAGCTAGGCAGCCACGAAGGCCGATCGGCCGCAGCGATGGCCTGGGCGGCTCCCAGAAGCACGATCACCGCCGTCGACCTGTGCGACACGGTGGCGGAGGCCATGCGGACTGTCTACTGGGCCACCCTCGGGATCACGAACATCACGCCCGTGGCGGGGAGTGCCGGCGACTTCTTGTCCGCCTGCGTGCTGGGGCAGTTCGACTTCATCTTCCACGACGCTGTCCACGGGCCTGCGGCGTTCTTTGAATATCTGGGGTGCGCTGAGATTGCCAGCGGTCTGGCGATCCACGACTTCGAGCAGTTGCCGCCTGAGATGCAGCAGGCGATCGCGGCGAAGTTCTCGCACACGGCGACCGACGCCGATGGCAAGGGGCGGGTCTTGTTCATGGGGCGGAAATGACCAAGGCTCTCACCACGTTCGGATTTGGGCCGATGGCCGAGCTGCTGGACGTGGCGCTGCCGACGTTCGCGTGGTACGCGCAGAAGCACGGCTATGACCTGTTCGTCCCGTCGGGGGAGCAGTACAAGGGCATGAGCCGGCATCCTGCGTGGGGAAAGATACCGCTGATCATCTCGCTCCTGAAGGGCGGGTATGACACGGTTCTCTGGCTGGACGCCGATGTTGCCGTCGTCAGGCACGACCGCGACATCCTTGACGATCTGCCGGCCGACGCCCCGATGGGGCTGGTGGTGCATCACACGCCCGACGGGGCGGTGCCGAACAGCGGCGTATGGATCGTGCGAAAAGAGGCCGTCGAGCTGCTCGAAAGCCTCTGGCCGCTGAACGGGTTCGACCGCTCGGGCTGCTGGTGGGAGCAGGCGGCTCTGATCGCAGCCCTCGGCGGCGACCCCGACGCCAAGCAGGTCGAAGTACCCGCGGGCAGGGCATGGGCGGAACTGCCGTATGAGTGGAATCCGCACTGCCGCGACCCCAGGGGTGTAGCGGCTTGTCGCTTCTTCCACGCCACCTGCTTCCCCGACCGTAAGGCCGCCATGATCGAGGCGCTTCGATGAAACTCCGCTACCGCTCCGGCATGACGATTCGACGGCCAGAGGATTTCTGGGATGTCGACTATGTCGAGTCCTACAAGGAACACGTCGAATACGGCCGCGTCGAGGCCCGCCGGCAGAAGCTGGCGATCGTCAGCATCTGCCGCAACGCGATGCCGCACTTGACGAACACGCTGAGGCTGGTCGACGAGCTGGCCGGATTGTGGCGTGACTGTTCTTACTACATCTACGAGAACGACTCGGCCGACGAGACCGCGGCGGTGCTGGATGACTTCGCCATCCGGCAGTGGGTCACGGTCGAGCACGACACGCTGGGGGGCGAGGATGCCCGCGGGTTTGAGCCCGAGCGGACGGCGCGGCTGGCGAAGTGCCGAGCCCGCTGCCAGGAGTGGGTTCGGAATCACGCCGCCGACGCCGGGTATGTGCTCGTGCTGGACGCCGACCCGCAGGGCGGGTTCAGTGTCGACGGCGTGCTCAACAGCCTCGGCTGGTTCTGCCAGATGCTCGGCGAGTCGTTTCATCGGCGGCAGCCGGGGGCGATGGCGAGCTACTCGCTCTTCATGCGGGAGGAGTCGCCGGGGGTGTTCGGCGCGGCCCAGTACGATGCCTGGGCCGCGAGGCCGAATCACTGGGAAGACGATCGCCAGATGGCGTGGTTCCATCTCTTCATGCCGCCCGTCGGCAGCCATCCGATCTCCATGAACTCCGCGTTCGGCGGCTTGTGCCTCTATAGCCGCGAGGCGTTCCTGGCCGGCACCTACGAGGGCGGCGACTGCGAGCACGTCTTCCTGCACCGCTCCATGCAGCGGGCCGGCTACCAGCTTTTCTTAAACCCAGGATCGAGGTACGTCGCTCTCCTCCCATGAAGTTGACCGCGAACCAGAAACGGAGTTTGCGGCGTCTATGGAAGGGCGACTCGACGACAGAGGAAATCTGCGTCGAATTGGAATTCACGGTCGACGAGCTGGCGGCGGCGGCGGCGTTCCTGGGGCTGCCGGAGCGGGCCGAGCCCGAGTTCTACCTGCCCGACGAGGCGACGATTCGCCTGGAGTGCGCCAAGATTCGCGCCAAATGGCATCCCGCCGAGAGGGAACTGCGATTGGGTAGAATAAATGTACCTACTGGAGCAGACAACGATGCTAGCGAAAGTCGAGCTGGTCATCGCTCCAAAAGAGGCTCGTCTGACGCTCTACAAAGGCGATCAGATCGTCGAGGATGAGGTCTGGTCATTTGGCCGGCAGATCGGAAAGACCGAGGCGGCCGAGTTCGCCAGGGCTGTTTTCGACGACGCCTACGACGGGATGAATTTCATGGTGCATGGCGACGAGTGATGCCAATCGACGACGAAGACATCGACCAGCGTGAGTTTGAAAGCCGCCGCGGCAACGACTCGACGCCGTTGATGGCCCTGGTTCGCGATCAGCCTTACTCACGGGGGAAGTTGACGAGCGAGGGCCGCACGGCCAGCCGCGAATATCAGGCATTTCTTGAAAGGAACCGCAATGGACGGAAGTGAAGAGCAGTTCGGTGCCTACGGCGGGCTGTCGCTGGTCGGCAAGATCGCCCTGCTGGCCCAGTGGGCTCCACTCTTGGCGAAGCTCGAGGCCGTCGCCACGGCGAAGACGCCGCAGGACAGGTCGCTGGCATTGGTGGCCGCCCTCCGGCTGGCCGCCGACAAGACTGCCACCGACAAAGACAACGACGTGCTCACGCTCGTCGAGAACGTGCTCAAGACGCCCGAGGGGGCCGCCCTCGTCAACTGGTTCGCCAACGCCGCCGGGGGGATCAAATGACCGTCGAGCAGATCGGAGCAGGAGCCATCGCGGCCGTGGTGGTGGCGTGGCCGAAGATCGTGCAGGCCGCCAAGTTCCTGCGGGGCGTCGTGCCTGCCGGCCCGACCCCTCCGCCGGCTCCTGTGACCTATGAGGAGGCCATCCGCAACCTTGCCCTGGTTCGGGCCCGCCTGAACGCCACGGGCTTCCTGGGCGACGAGAAGAGCCCGCAGAGGGGTGCCATCGACACACTGACGCTGGCCCTCGTGGCCGGGAGCGATAAGTAGTGAACATCCAACCGAGGCACATCGTGGCAGGCGTGTTGCTGGTTTTCGCATGGCGAGGCGGCGAGCTGGACATGAAGTGGCCGCAGGTCACGGCTCCGGCGGCCGTCGCGAAGGTTGAGAAGCCATTGGCCGAGCATTTCGCCTGGGCGGCCGACTTGAAGCCGCTCCTGCCGAAGATGCTGCCCGCCGACCGCGAGTACCTCTCGGCGTTCTATGACGCGACGAAGTTCGTGCTCACGCAGGACGGCGATCGGTCGACGCCGATTATCGGCGATACCGACAAGTTCACGGTGTTCCACGCCGGCTCGCTGCAACTGGCGATCCAGAGGAAGAACGTCGGCAAGTACCCCGGCCTCGACAAGGCCATCGACGCCGTGTTCTTCAACGCCGCCGGGGCCGACGTGAAGGCAATCGATAAGGACACTCGCGAGAAGCTGATCTCGGCGTGCAACGTGCTTGCCTACGTCTTTAAGGTGGGCACCGATGGCTGAGTTCGACCCGGCATCGGCGTATGGCAAAGGCTTTGTCGGCTGCCGGCAAGACCCGCGGGCCGACGAGGTCTTCGCCGATTATGTCCTTCGCTACGGCGGCGACCCCAACGGCGGCAACGTCGCGTATGACTGGGGGCTCGAGATGGCCGGGGCCGGCAAGTTGTCGACGCTCTGGCGAACGATCGAAGCGGTGTTCCCAGGGAGCCTGCCGGGGCCGGCTCAACTGTGGGGTGATTGTGTTGGGTGGGGGTGCTCTCGAGCGCTGCTCGGCAGCCTCGCCGCCGAAATCTATGACAACAAGCCCGACGAAGTTACGGGTCGACTTGAGGGCGCTCCCGAGTTGCCGGCCGAGGGTATTCGCGAATCCGTTGTCGCGGCGGAGTCGCTGTTCGCGCATCGCGGTTTTGCGGGAGACGGCTGGGTGTGTTCTGAAGCCGCGAAGGTTGCCTGCGAGAAAGGCTTCCTCATCCGCAAGCCATACCCTGATCTGAAAATCGATCTGACGCACTACACCGAGCGGACGATCAAGCTCGGCGGCGCGACTCCCCCAGGCGAGAGCTGGCTGCGAGAGAGCAAGCAGCACGTCGCAAGGACGGCGACGTTTTTGAAGGGTAGAGAGCAGGTTCGCGATTTCCTCGCGGCCGGGTTCGGTGTGTTTAACTGTAGTTCGCTCGGATTCGAGAAGACGAGAAACGAGGACGGCGTGAGCCGTCAGGTTGGGCGATGGGCCCACAGCCAAGCGTTCGTTGGCTATGACGACAGGCCAGAGACGCACAAGAAATACGGACAGGCGCTGACTTGCTGGGCTAATTCTTGGAACGTCTGGAACTCGGGCAGTCGCAAGGTGCTCGGCACTGAGCTTGAAATCCCGCACGGTTGCTTCTGGGCGCTCGCCGACACGATCGACAAGTGCCAGTGCATTGCACTCTCCAGCGTGGCCGGCTGGCCGCGGCGGCGGCACTCGACCTATGGAGCTGAAGGCAATGTCTAAGCTCGTGTTCCTCGTGACACTTCTGTGCGCCGGCTGCTCGAGCGCCGCTGAAGACCTTCGGCCGTTCGTCGCGGTGGCCGGCAAGTATTCGCTCATGGCTCAGGCGAAGCCGGGGCCGGCACCGTCCGATGTTTGTGGCAATTGCCGCGGCCTGGGCTACTTATCTGACGGTCGCGTGCGTAGCGAGTGCCCCGTCTGCAAAGGCACCGGCAAGATCGTCCCGTCCTCCGCACCATGCAAGGACGGCAAATGTCCGACTCCTACGAACCGCTGAAGAAATACGTCTCGCGCGCCGGCGGCATCCGGCTGTCGACGCACCCTGCACTCCGCGATCAGCTCGTGGAATGGGCGGTCGAGGAGTTCCCGGCCGACGCGCCGCCCGAGCGGATGGAGGAAGTGCTCGCCGCTCGTTTACGCATACGGGCTCGTGACAAGTACGGCAGTGTGATCGCCGCGATCCTCATCAGCATTCTCGCCCAACTGATCGTGAAGGCCATCGTCGCGTGGTGGAACAAACGCCACGCCCATCGGGTTCTCATGGTCGGGTGGCAGGAGCAGGCTCGTGCCAAAAAGAATCCCGACCTACCGTCCTAATCGTTCCCCTGCACGGGGGCAGCAGGAGCGGCCGACGGCGGCGGCTCGCGGCTACTGCACCGCGGCGTGGCGGCGCACCCGACTGGCCGTGATCGCCCGCGACATGGGCATCTGCCAGTTGTGCGGACTGCTCGTAACCGGGGAGGGCGGCGACATCGACCACATCGTCGAGAAGTCGAAAGGTGGCACCGACGCACTCAGCAATCTCAGGTTGTGCCACAGGGCGTGCCACTCGAAGCGGACGGCCCGCGACTCGTCTTAGCGCCGCCGTTCGGCCTTCTCGCGATTGACGCGCTTCTGCGTGCCGCCGGCCGCCCCCCATGCCTTCACCATCTTCTGGTGGGCCGGCGAGCCGTATGGGTAGTAATAAGCCTTGAGCACCTCGATCTTCGACTTGTGGATCACAGGCTTGCCGAGGAACTCATCGACGATCTTTTTGCCGGCCGCCTCCGCCCGCGACACGGCCCTGGCGAGCGTCCGCCTGGGGCAGCCGAGAGCTTCCATGACCTGCTTGATGGTCAGGTAGTCGCTGGGGTCGATGGGTTTCATTAGTTCTCATCTCCTGTGCCGACGAGCACGCCCGAGATGTCCACGCTGATGTTGAGCGAAAGCTCGGGCTCGCCTTCCGGCTCCAGCGTCAAAATGATCTGCCCGACCTCAACATCGACCTCGTAGCCGATGCCGATGGTCTTGCCTTCCCACTGCGTCTCCAGGCGGTCGAGAGCCTGCGTGACACGGCCGACGATCGCCTCCGAGGTCTTCCGCTTCCGGCCGTGAGTTTCCACGATCTTGGCGTGGACGCCCTCGGCGGCAAGCTCTTCGAGCCGCACCTGGGCGGCGTCATACGAAAAACGCTCCGCACGATCAACTTCTTCAGTCCAGTCGCCTGACGCGAGGCGGAAGTGCTCGCCGGCCACATCGCTCAAAACATACTTCATCGCCATCGTCTTATCCTCTGGTTTCTATACTCTGGGGTACTGGTGACATTCTATGCGTCATGCCCATCATCTGACAATCGAAAAAACCGCCTCTATCAAGTCGTGGACGGCCCTCGCCGCCGCGCTCTCCGACCCAAGCAATTGCCCGAGTCGGATGAGCACGAGCGTGCGAACGAGGTCATCCATGACCAGTTTCCACGCACGGGGGTTCATGCTGGCACGGCCTCCCCGACGCGACTGCCAGCCGCCTTCTTCGTCGCCTCGTTGATCGCGGCCTGGACGCGGTCGCGGGCCTCGGTCAGTTCGCGAGCCACCGCGGCCCAGGCGTCCGTCTCGCTGTCGCAGATCGTCTCGACTCTCGTCTCGACCGCTCGGATCGTTCCGCTGGCCGGGTATCTGATCATCACAGAACCGTCGATGACGGCGACAACGTCCGCTCGCAGCACATGGCCGCGAGAGAGTCCGTCATATCCGACGTGAGACGTGCCGATCCAAACCGTATCGCCTGCTGCATGGCTCATTCTGAGCCCCCTTTCTTCAGGTGTAAATCTTCCTTGGTAGCCTATTAAGTATCGGTCAGTAGCCTACTCGCTCTTGCGACGTTTTCCAGCCCGCTTCTTAGCCCGCAGGCGGTTGATCTCGTCGAGGGCTTCCTGGGCTACGCGATTCATCGCCTCGCGTGCTCCCGCCTCAGTCGCGATGCCCTGCTTGACCAGCATTGTCAGCCAGCCGGCCTCGTAGGGGGTGATTCGGTTTTTCATGATCGGGGTCTCCTCGTTTCGCCGCACGGGGTTATCACGCTCGGGGGTGGCGTCGGCCCTCGAGCGCGGGTGGGTTATTCAAAATAGAGGCTGATCGTATTCTCGACGGGGTAGCCCAAGATGAGTCCGGTGAGCCACAGGGGACAGTCCTCGATATCCCACTTTCCGCCCAGGAACGAAGAGAGTTTGCGGCTGCCGTACTTGAGGAACTCCGCATTGAACTCGGGCGTGAAAGCCGGCACCGACGAGGTGTAGTCGCCGATCAATTTCCCCAAGTCGCCGATGTCCTGCACGCGAATGTCGTGGCAGGCTTCGATGTTCCACAATCCGCTGATGTGCCCGACCTTGCTCACCTTGGCGACGAGCCCCCCCGCCCGCAGACGCTTCGCCCTCGCCTCCGCCGCCGGCTTCGACCAGTCGCCCATCGTGCCCATCGGTTTCTGGCCGGCGATGAGCCTAAGCTCGGTCTCGTCGGACTCGTTTCCGTAGCCGAAAAACGTCCAGCCTCCGCAGAGGTGCTGGTTCGCGTCATTGACCATCTTCGACTTGAACCGCACCCGCTTGGGAACGTGACGGTATGTGCGGGCGAGGTAGCCGGCGAAGGTGTAATACTTCTTCGTATTCCACGCCTTGTGCGGGATCACCTCGACGCCCCCTTTGGGGATGCGCTTTTTCGTAGCTGTCGCCATCGTCTCTCTCCTCTGTTTTCGCCGCACGGGGCCGGCTGGGTTGTGGTCTATCGTTTCGTCGTTCGGGGGTCAGATTCTTCTCGCCACGATCCCGCGGCTCGTCACCGTCCTGGGGGTCGTCGCCTCAACGTCGATCATGGGGTAGCCAAACTTGCCATCGGGGCCGCAGTCGTGCGGGGAGCCCGCCGCCACCCGGTGGCGAGCGTAGTCGGCCGCAAACTGCTTCCTGTTTCCGTAGCGGATCGGCTCGCCAACGGTCGCGTAGCCGACCAGTGTCGCCCGCCCCCGGCCGGTGCGGACGATGCCGACCCGCTTGCCCACATAGGGGCGCAGCGAGTTTGTTCGCCGGGTTTCGACCGTCTTCTCACCGCTCAGAATCTGAGCGGTGAAAGGCTGCGTCTTGTCGTTAATGTTGATGCCCATCATGATCGCACCCCACAGCAGGCACAGCGGCAATCCCATTGCGAAGCCGGTGATCTATTGGCGCGGTCGGCCTCATCGTCTCCCAGGCACGGCGAATCGGCCTCGACGCAGGCAGGGCAATAAGGCACCCCGTCGAGCCAGTACCAGGGCTCGGGAACCCCGGCGGCCTTGCGAGCCAGCCGTGCGTTGTGCCGCCATGCCTGGCCGCCGTCGTAGCTGTAGCGGCGTTTCAATCCAGCCTGCGAGGTCATCCTCGAGATCCCGTAGCCGTCAGTTTCGCTCCATGTTTCAGCAAGCATCGTCGCTCTCCTAGTGTTTCGCCGGCCGGGGCCGGCTGGGTTATGTGCTCTCGTTTCCACGATCCGGCCTAGACAGTCTTGGGCTCGCCGCAGACCTCCTGCGTGAACCATGTCCTGCCACCGTCTGTGCTGGCATCAAACCGATACCAGGGCATTCCATCCAGGGGGTGAACGGCTCCCGTCTCATGCACGTTGCGGATCGGGGTGCCCGCGTCGAGCCAGCCCTCCTCCGTCGCCTGACCGCTGATGCCGTGAATGCCAACGGCATAGGTTCGCGTCTTCAGTGTCAGCAGCGTTTTCGTCTTCATCGTCGTGCTCCTAGTGTTTCGCCGCTCGGGGCGGCTGGGGTGTGGTTAGCGGCAGAACCGTGTCCGCTCGCGAAGGTCTTGGATGCCGCGGGCCTCGGCCTGCCGGCGCGTCATCACCAAGTAGAGATAGCCGTTGAGCTTGCGCTCGGCAATCTTCCGGCTTGAAGCCACGCAGGACTTCACGATCTCGTCGGGGCCGCGGCCGTCGCCGTCCAGAACCGCTACATATTCGCGTTTCATCGTCTCTCTCCTAGTGTTTCGCCGCTCGGGGCGGCAGGGGGTAATCGGGTTCTCGTTTCCACGGGCCGGGGGTCACAGGGAATGGCACGCATTTCCATCACGCTCGCATCGGCACCAAGCCGCCAGCGCGGCGGGGTCGCCGTCGAGCGTTCGCTCGCATGTCTCCAACATCGCATCGTCGCCAGCCTCGCCGGCCTCGATCTTCCATCGCTCAACGGCAGTGCTCGCATCAAAGGGCATGGCATCGGGTTCCCCGTGGGGAACACGCGCCAGCATCGCCGCCTCGGCCTCCTCTGCGGTCGGGTACGGGCCGCATCCGGCACCGTTCGGCCACGGGTTCTCCCTCATCGGCCCCATATCTCGGCAGTAATAAACGGTAATCATCGTCGCTCTCCTCGTATCTATGGTTTCGTCGCTCGGGGGGCCACGCTGGCCCGCCGCAATCCCCGGTCAGCATTTCGCCGGCCGGGGGTAGCGGGGGGTCGTCAGACCACGCGAACACCCAGGCGGCTGGCCCATGCCTGCGATGCTCGCTCCGACTTAAACCGGCGGATCACGCCTCCTGGGGCCGCCACGACCTCGACGGGGTAGTCGGCATCGCTGCCGCGGCGGATCGTGAGCGCCGGCTGGCGATAGTCCGACCGACGATACAACTCACGGCCGCCGCGGGCCTCGCGGATGCGAGCCACGCGATTAAGACTGATGACGCCGCCGCCCATGCTTCGCGAGTTCGCGAGAAGGATCATCGCCGGACTTGTGCCGCCAGTCACGCCGACATAGCCGGTCGTGTCGAAATCCTCAAGCCAATCGACGCCATCATCTCCGGCATAAGACACAGTTACTCGAATGTTTCCAATCCGGCAGCGGTCAAGAACCTTGACTGCCTCACTGTTAGCGTTGGCCGTGTTTTTCATCGTCGTGTTCATCGCTCTCCCTTTCGTATCGTTTCCCCCGTCCGGGGGTCATCGTAGTTTCGTCGCTTCCCCGCCCGCCGGCAACGTGCCGGCGGGGAATCCCGTCAGGCTGCCCCGGCCTGCAAGCGAACGATCATTGCCGCTCGGCAGATCGCGTGAATCTTCGCATCCGTCGCATGGTCTGCCGTCCAGCACCAGACGGAGCCGCCGAAAATCTTCGCGGCGGCCTCGTCCATGAAAATCGGGTCAAGGCGAAACGCTTCCTCGGTGATTTCCCTTGCCCAGGTAATAAAACGACCGCGGGACTGCCCCGCGTGCGGAAACTGGTTGACCATCGCATCCCTCCTTCACAGAGTTTCTGTTCCCGCCCGCCGGCAACGTGCCGGCGGCCGTTGTATCACTCGGTGGCCTATTCGTCACCGTCTTCATCGTCACCCATCAGCACCAACTCGCCGCCCATCTGAACGTCGAGCCCCGTGCGGATGATCAATTCGCCCGTAGTCGGGCAGAAATCCAGGGTGCCGTGGCCGTCGAGAATGCAGCGGATTTGGCGCAGCAGGGTTGCCGTGCCGCCGTCGCTCTCGGGGATGATGATCTCGCCCGTGCCGGCCATGCGAAACTGGGCGGGGTATGTGTCGTCGATGTTTTCGATGATCATGGGATCGTTTCCTCTTGGGGGGTTATCGTTTCCGCGGTCGGGGTCACCCGTGCCGCACATCACAAAGGTAGCATCGTCACAGTGTCGGTCAAGTCTACAATAATTTCAGCGAGTTTCTCGGGGTTTTTTCTGAATGGACACTTAGTGTCCTGAGAATTTCCTACCGTTTCCCGGTCGGGGTGCTCGTTTCGCCATACGGGCGGGCGCGCCCTTTGCACCATCTGCCGCGGCACCCTCCCAGGATTCGATCCAGTTGGGGTTTCCGCGGGCGCGCCGGTTTTTTTCGAGGGTTGAAACGTCTGTTTTTCTGACGCAGGCCACGCCGAAAAAACTTTCCACGATCCCCAGCCGTTTCGCCATACGGTAGCCGGTCGGCTGCGAAATGCCGGCAAGCTTGCAAGCATCCGCCAACGTCATCCAATCATCAGTATCTATCTTCACGGTTTAGGTTTCCTTCTACGGGGTACGGGTTCCCACGCTCGGGGCTGCCGCTGTATGATGCCGGCATGAAAATCGACACGCTGGCACAACTGGTGAACTGGGCAGCCGCTGAAGCCGCCGATATCGTCCAGGGGCTGCCGCCGGCGCAGGCCAGCAAAGCAGTTGAGGATATCGGCGGGGTAATTTGGCGGCATGCGTTCGGGCAGGGGCTGCGCCCGGGCGATGATTGGGGATGGATACTCGCCCAGTACGATGCCCAGCGGCTGCGCGAAATCGTCGCGGCATCCGCCGAACCGCCCCGCGGCCGCGGCCGATAACCCGCGGCCGGATCGTTCCCACGCTCGGGGGCCGTCGCGTTCCCACGCTCGGGGTATCGTCGCGTTCCCACGCTCGGGCTGTCGCGTTCCGCCGGTCGGGGGCCGTCGCGTTCCCACGCTCGGGCTGTCGCTGGTTTTCATGTTCGGGGGTGTTCATTGTTTCGCCTGCCCGTCATCGCCTGCCGTGGGCTGCCGCTGCTCGCCTGCCCGTCATCGCCTGCCGTGGGCTGCCGCTGCTCGCCTGCCCGTCATCGCCTGCCGTGGGCTGCCGCTGCTCGCCTGCCGTCATCGCCTGCCCGTGGGCTGCCGCTGCTCGCCTGCCCGTCATCGCCTGCCGTGGGCTGCCGCTGCTCGCCTGCCGTCATCGCCTGCCCGTGGGCTGCCGCTGCTCGCCTGCCGTCATCGCCTGCCCGTGGGCTGCCGCATGCACAAGCCCCGCGGGTGCTGCCCGCGGGGCTTGTGCTGCCCGTTTCAATGGATGCCGATGGCAATCGGCAGCGGCATTAGAAATCGCCTGCCCGTCATCGGCGGCAGCGTGGGAAGGATGACCCCGCATGCATGCCCCTTACTCGTGCAATTCCCGCACACGCCGCGGCACGAGAATACCTTGCCATGCCCATCCGCCGCGGCGGAGTCTCGAACGTCGCGATGGTAATCAGCATCATCGTACTTTTTGAATCCTTTCGGATGCTTGCGGGAAAGCTTTACCGCGATGAATTCGCCGCGGGTAATTGGAAGTTCGAGCATGCGTTGACGCATGCCGGCATCGGCATCGTATCGGCTGCCGCTGCTGATGTTTAAGACGTAGTTCGGCGGGAACGGCATCGGGTAGGAAAGAAACAATTCCCACGATTTCGAGTAGCCATAGCATGCGATATCCTGCCGCTGCGAAAGCAAATTCATCCAAAACATCAACGTCGATGAACTGTCGAAATCTCCGTCAACGTAAAGCCGGAATGTCACGCCCGCGGGCAGTACCTTGAATGCGTCAATGATCGCCCGCCGATTGAATCGGAGCAGGAGCGTATTCATACACTGCCGCAAGAATGCGGCAGGGTATCGCCATGCCCGGAGGGAATAGCAGTATCCTTTGCAATCCCCCGCGCCCGGGCATGTCACAATCGGCAACGTCGAAAATGCCACGAATGGCAATTTCACGTTACCTTCCATCGCGAATATTTCATGCGGCAGCCTGCCGGCATCGATGGCGGCGGCGAACCGCAGGAAATAGTATTTCCACGTTCCGCGCTTGTTCCCCCTGCCGCGGATAGTGCGGGCGATGCGGCGCGCCTCCTCCGCTGCCGCCGGCAGGCTGTCGCATTGCAATTGGCAAAACGTGGCGAACCGCATCGCCTGCTTGTTGGTGAACGTGGGACGGTATTTTTTGGCTGTTGTCATCGTATAACCCCTTGAAAAATTGGAAAAATGGCAAACGTGTCCAGTGTGCGAAAAACTAAAAAGGGCTTGGTTCAAAAGTGTATTTCGATGATGCCGCATGTGCGGCATCCGTGAAATCCCATCGGAAGTAGTCGAGCGTTCCGGGCGTTACCCTGCCGGAAAACCGAAAGCAGTTAACTAGAACGCCGCCGTGGGGAACGCCATCGGGGAACCGTCCGCCGCTGCCGTCGCCTTCCCACGTTGCATAGATATCGCCAACGTGTTTCCCATCGCTCTTGCGGACTACCTTGTGAATGATGCCGTATGTCATCGTCTTCGCCCCCGTTTCGAGTGTCGCGGGTTTCTGCCCGCTTGGTGAATGCTAGTCTATCGGATGCCGGCATGCAATAGGGTAACGAATTTTATCGGCAAGCCCCTTGAATGTGCCGCGGAAATTCCATGTGGACAGTTGGTATCGTGAGAATTTCACGCCTCACGCCTCACGCCTCACGCCTCACGCCTCACGCCTCACTCCTCACGCCTCACGCCTCACGCCTCACGCCTCACGCCTCACGCCTCACGCCTCGCGCCGGCGCAGGGGGCTACCCCATCAACGCTACCCCACCGATGGGGGGTCGCCTGCCCCAGGGCTGCGCAGG